TTGTTCCTCCGTATGGTCGCTTTCGCTTTCCAGTATCGGGGTCTTTGTAGTCCCATTGCCAGTAGTGGTGTCCTGTTTTTCGATAGGTTCCATCTTTACCTTTGCGCTTTCCTTCAAAGAACGATATACGTCTGCCTTCTGAAATGTCTGTAGCGGTATCGGTTTCCAGTATCGAATCTAGTTCTTCTAAAACCGATACTGCTACAGATTCAGTAATAACAGGGGCAACTTCCGCTAGTGGCGTTGCCCCACCCGAGGGTTTGCCCCGTTCGCGCCCATCAGTTCTCCGTACATGCGTCTCATATTACCATTGGAGATGTAGGAAAACTTCCCGCTGGCGAACTGGGAGAAAGAGTCCTGATCGTGGAATCGCGCCTTTGCCTGTTCCTTCGTCAGTCCACTGACTTGCAGGAACTCATCGAGAGAGTGCTGAGGGACGGGCTGTTGACTTACAGGTTGAGGCGTTGGAAGTTGGCGAGGTTGTGACTGGGGATTTTGGCGAGGAGCGTAGTCGGGGTCAATTGCGTTAATGACTCCATCGCCATCGTCATCCCTGAACAGGTCGCGGATTTGGTCTCCTGCTTTCAGGGCGATAAAAGCGAGGAAGTGAAGGAGAGCGAGACCGCCGATGAAGAAAAGAACTGTCCGATAATCTTGTTGCGTAAGTTGGAATCCCGCCCTGTCCCATGTGTCCAGGTACATCCCGAACACAGCAGTTCCGACTTCTCCGATACCGCAGACGAGCATCATCAGGAAGGATGTCACTCGCTTAATCATGGTGTCGGCGCGCCACAGGAAAATGAACAAATAAGCAACAAGCCCGCCGCCAGTGAGTCCGAAGCCCAGGTAGGCAAGGAACTCCTGACCCTTTGGCGCGGTGAACGTGAACGTGTGCAAGGAATTATATCCGAGGTACGTGAGAACAGCCGCCGCAAGAGCGACTTCAACGATATTTCCAATCATTTTCTTGGCTGTCATTTTGGGCTGTCCGCCCCGTTGAAGATTACGATTCATGGTCATCCTTCCTTTCGTTTGCATTTTTTAGGGTTGTGTAAATATTGATTACGTGTGCAATTGCACCCATAACCAGACCGATAATCAGGAGAATTTTCATAATCCTTCTCCTGCCGCTTCTTCCCGACCTGCCGCCTTGATAATGTCTTCGGCAGTTACAGGAACTTTGAAGCCTGTCCGAAGCCACTCTGCGGCAAGAGAGGGTCGTTTCCGCCAAAACATTGACGCGTTGCTTACGGGAAACTTTTTCTCCCGTCTCAGCCAGTCCGATACTAACTTTGATTCCATTTGTGAAAGCGGTTTATCCATGTCCATTTTACTCCTATTTATTGTGTGCGTGTGTTTGTACGTATTATACATAAACACGGTGTTTTGTCAATTAATCTGGCACTTAATTTGGCAACTCTAATTAATCTCTAATCAATTTTTACTTGTTTCATTCGTATATTCGTGTTAGGATGAAAAACAATAAGAAAAAAGAGGAAAAATGACTAACGCCTACAAGACAACTCAAGTCCCCGTCGCCCGCTCCCAAGAAGCAATCCGAAAACTCCTGATAGATTTCGGCGCGCGGGGAGTGCAGTTTTACGAAGATTTCAATACCCACCAAATCAATGTTCGCTTTGCCAAAGAAGTGAACAAGCAACTTCGGACGGTGAGTGTCACGATGACTGTCCCTAAGCCCGTAGAATCCACCCGAAAGCGTGTCGTTCGCTACGCGCGCGGGAAGATGGTCTACGGCAAGACTTCTGCGGACAAGCAGGAGCAGAACACAAAGGCAACTTATCGCGCCTTGCATTACTGGTTGAAATCCCAGTTCGAGGCAGTTGAATACGGTTTATTCTCATTCGAGGACGTTTTCCTCTCACATTTCGAGTGGGTAATTGACGGACACACAACCACTGTTGGAGCATTGGTAAAACCAAGACTGGAAGGCAATCTCCTGACTGCCGGAACTCCACTCGATGACGAAGATGTAATCGAAGGATAGATATGGGACGAAAAAAAATATACGACGGCAAGGTCTTATTTGAAGCGTGGACAGGGTGGGGGAAGGCTGGCTCCAATAACCGCCTAAAAGCCTTCGCAAAGGAACTCTACGGGCAAGCCTCCCAGATGGGGATGCGGAACGCGATGTGGCGGTGGGCTTTTGAGAACCCCGAAGAAGCCTATTCCATGTGGAAAGAGTGGTTCTACGAGAAATTCCCCGACGAAGAACAACCAGACTTCAAATCTTTTCTCTTAGAAGTCAGAAAACAAGCCTCAAGCCCCAACGTCTCCGGCAGAGGAAACATGGAACGCTTCTGCGCCAAGTACGGTCTGCCTTACGACTACCGGATAAACTGCGGAGACGTGGTTCAAATTGTGAGACAGAACCACCCTCTATTCCAAATGTTCCTAATTGTGGACAAGATCGAAAGTGAACAGGTCTCAGGTTATTATTTCATCCCCGATAGGGTTTACCCGGAAGCGAACGGGCGCGAGACCATCCCGGTCACCGTGAACGTAAAAGACATTGGAAGAATCGGAAAGGTGATTGTATAATGAATTACATGAAAAACCTGCGTAAGATTAGCAGGTTGGCGCGCAGAGTCGGTATGCCTCTCAAGTCCATTGATTTTAAGGACGGAGGAGTTCAATTCACCTTTGTTGTGGAGAATGACGTTCCAATGTCCTTTCCAGAAGCAGACGAAGGAGTGGACAAGGTTGTCCATTGGTTAGAAGAAATGCTTCCGAAAGAATTCCGAGAACCAAAAGAAAACACGGTGTTTCCAGATGAATAACTTAGACAAAATCCCCACCCTCACCAAACTCGCAAGGAAATTCGGTACTCCTCTCGATGAATACAATTTCATCGGAGATGGGATTCAATTTGTCTACAGGGTCGGGGAAACGCAGTTCTTCAAAGAATACACGGATGCCGACAAGGGCATCGAACTTGAAATCGAAAGAATAAAGAGGTTCATCGAAGTCTCGTTATAATGTCGCAATTTACCGCCTATTCGGAAAGGTACATCGAAAACCTTTTTAACGTATGGTACTCGGCTGGAAGACCTTCGATTAACAAACTACTGGAACACTTGACCGAAAAGGGGGTCAAGGATGAACACGGCAGAATCCCCTCCTACGACCAACTTAGGGACTGGTCTGGTGAATACGCATGGCACGACAGGGGGGATGCTCTGCTTGCCAAAGCCTCCGCAAAGATGGAAATCAAACTGGTAGATAAAACCGTCGAGATGTGGGACATCCACGCCGACGCCGCCCGCGAAGTCGCCCTCAAAGCCCTAGATCACATCAGGGAACATGGTTTCGACTCAAGCGCGTCTGCGGTGCAGGCAATCAAGTGGGCGCAGGAGGAAGAACGCAAGACGAGGGGGGCGAAGGAGTTTATTACTGCCGTCAAGAACTCGTCCTCCGAGAACCTTATGGAGACCATTCGGGAACTCATGGAGCGCAGTTCCGCCACAGAGGATGTTGTGGACGCGGAGACGAAGGAAGAATGAAAAATGAAGAAATGCACCAAGAGCGGAAAAACAAAATTCAAGAATGAGAAAGATGCAAAAAAGGCAATGATGGTTATCTGGTCTCATGACCCTAATTCAAACATATTCGACATGAACACATATCTTTGTCCTCATTGTAAATTTTGGCATGTTGGACATCGCTCTAAATTCGGTACAAGAATAAGAGAGTAAAAATGGAAGATATTTACAAAGAGATGGATAAAGGAATAGTGGACGTAGTGAAACTATTGAGAGAAAACGGAATAGAGACCTTTACGTCTTGCGAGGGTGGAGAAGGTCATGCTTTCAAGTTTCCTACAGTTCGGTGCTATTTTGAAAACCACGAAGAAGATGAAGTAAAGATTATGGATATTCTCGGTTTTCACGGATACAGAGGATTTTACGTTTCGACGTTTTGGGCTTGTTCTGGAAAAGCACCCGACTCTGTGAATTTGTCGCAAAGTTTTATTCAAATCGAATTTTGGACTTATCCTGTATCGAAAGAGTAATTGCCCAACCTAGTAACACGTAAGCCTCTAAGCGAGATAGAGCAACAAAAACTTTTACTCGCTATCAACGAACTAAAAGCAAGAAACATAAGTTTACCCGAGGACATCCGCAAACTGGCGGAGGAAAAGAAGGACATCCAGTTTCCGGTAGACAAGAACGGGTACTTCGTCCGCAAGGACGGGAAGCACTACGAACCCTCCGAACCCCAGAAAGGCTTCATCGACTCAACTGCCCGTTACGCTCTTTTCTACGGTTCCAGAGGAAGCGGAAAAACGGGTGCAGGCGCGCAGAAGGCACTCAGGAAAATCCAGCAGGGGGAAAGCGGTGTAGTAATCAACCCAGATTTTGAAAACTTTAAATATTCCACCTGGCAGGAACTCAAACTTTGGATTCCCTGGAATCAGGTCATCGTTGCCCACAAGTACAGAGGGCGAGACTCATGGGAGCCTCACCAGCCCTTCGTCATCGCCTTCAACAACGGAGCCAAACTCTACTGCAAGGGCTTGAAGAACCCCGACTCCGCGCGCGGTGCATCGGTGAATTTCCTGTGGTACGACGAAGCGGGGCGTGACCCGACGGGCTTGGGCTGGCGAATTGCCTGTGCGTCCGTCCGTGTCGGCAACAACCCCCAGTCGTGGGCGACGGCTACTCCAAAGCCTATCGAACACTGGATGTATAAGTTCTTCGTCAAGATGGACATCCCTGAGGAGGCGAAAGCCGCGTTTGAAGAAAGTTCGGCAAAAGGTACAATTTTAGTAGAAGCGTTTCACGGAACGATTGAAGACAACAAGAGTCATCTCGACCCGACCTTCTACGCTTCCATCCTGACCGCCTATCCGTCAGGATACCTCCGCGCTCAGGAAGTGGACGGTGAGTTCGCCAATGAGGGCGGCAAGATCGGTGACAGGAAGTGGTTCGATAACCGCATCGTCACCTCGTTGCCTCGGAACATCATCAAGAAAATCCGTTCGTGGGACACTGCCGCTTCTGAAAAGAAGACCGCGAAGGATGACCCGGATGAGTCGGTTGGTTCGCTTCTCATCAAGTTCATTCCCGCCGACAACCCCGACTGGTTTGCCCTCTACGGAAACCTGATTGCTCAGGGACAGGAGAAGATGCCGCACTTCCTCCTTGAGCATCAAATCTCAGGGTTCTGGGAGTGGGAGAAACTGCTGACCGTCATCAAGAACACTGCCGTCCACGACTCTCCTTACGTCGAAGTCTTCGTTGACCAAGACCCCGGCGGGGCAGGCAAGAATCAGGTGGCGGCAGTCTCGGCGGCTTTCAAGGACGAGCGCAACCCCGAACTTCACGCTCACAAAGTATCAGAGGTCGATGTGAGGAAAGTTGGAGATAGAGTGCTGGCGGCGAACACTCACTGGTTCGGGACGGCGGCAGAGGGACGCATGTGGCTCTACAAAAGTTCATGGAACGATGGGTTCCTTGCCCAAGTGGACGGGTTCACGCAAATTACACATGATGATAAAGTCACGTCGGTCACGTCTGGAATGTTCGTTTTGAACCCCGCGAAGCGTTGGGCTAAGATGCCCTTCGTAATGATTTAGTCTTGACGCACTCAAGAAGCAGAAGCAATAGGAGTGTATAAAAATGTTGACAATAAAATTAATTTCAAAAGATGGTAGTGAGTTCGTGAAGTCTGAGGTCAGAACCGTCGCTTTCAACCCTCCAAGTATGGACACAGATAGGGATGCGTCCTTGTTTGTTTGGTACAGGGACGAACCTGCTGAAACCTTCACGGAAGGCAAGATATTCGTGATGAATGAAAACGGCAAAACAGTAGCCGACTATCAATTGTACGGATTGCCGAAAAACGACAACAAAGTCGTTGGCGGAAGTAACTAACAAATTTTTTTGAGTGCGTCAAGAATTTTAGGAGAAGTATGGCTGAAATCGCAAATGTCGCAAACCTCCCTGTCCCCTCCAAAGAGTCGGGTCAGCGGAGTATTCCCATCTCGGAAGCCTACTTCGCGAGGATTATCCCTACATGGTCACAACCCTCGACACTTACTCCTGACCAGTGGCGATACTGGGTGAGGCGTCAGCCGATTGCCGTGACCTGCAAAGAGACGATGACATCCAACATCTCCGATCTGGATTGGAAAATCACTCCCCGCAAGTCCGACCAGCGCGACGAACTGAAAGGCACTATTGATTGGTACGAAAAACTCCTGCGGCGCGGTGGAGAGTCTGGTTTGGACTGGGTTGGATTTTTGGAATGGTCAATCGAAGATTTACTCGACCTTCCCTTTGGTTCCGCTTGGGAAGTCGGCAGAAAAGGCGACTCTCCCGACGGGCGCGTGATGTGGCTCGAACCGATGGACGGGGGAACGTGCTATCCAACCAATAACAAAGACTTCCCCGTTCTTCAATACTACAACGGTCTGCAAGCCGTTTTTCCAAAACACGCCATCGCCAGAATGTATATGAACCCCCGCCCGGAAATCGAGCGCAAGGGGTGGGGCGTTGCTCCTCCTGAACGAATATTCCTTGCAATGGAAATGCTCATTCGAGGCGATACCTACTACGCCAACCTGCTCTTAGACATCCCACCTGCCGGAGTCTTTGACTTGGGCGACATTACTTGGGAGGACGCGAATACATGGATCAAGAGTTTCCGTTCTGCCGTGACTGGTGTTGGTTCTGCCGACGCCTTCAAGATTCCAGTCCTCGCGGAACACACTGGTAAAGTCGAATTTATCTCTCTTGGCAAAGCCCCCAACGACATCATGTATGACCGCATCACCCTCAAGTACGCAAGTTTAGTGTGCGCGGGGTACGGAATGAACTTAGGAGACATCGGAGTAGCATCCGCCTCCTCGTCCGGGGAAACGCTGGCTGGCTCCATCCGGGGAGAACAGAAGACGAACCGGACTGGCAAGGCAAGGGTCAAAGCGAAGGTCAAATACTTCATCGAAAGTTTCCTGCCCCCCAACCTTCAATTCGATTTCATTGACACGGATGGAGAAAGACTCTCCATGCTCGGACGAGCGCGGCTTGCTAATGCAACTGCCATGAACCAGTACCGCGAGATGGAGGCAATTTCACCTGAGGAAGCAAGACTCCAAGCCATCCAAGACGGTCTCTTTACGATTTCCATGCCTGAGAAACCTCCTGCCGAAGCCAAGAAACCAGTAGTTCAGGCACAACCATTCGGAAAGAAACCGCCGGAGAGACCCGGAAGCGTTGGCTCCCCTCAGCCTCCTTCCCTCGGTGGGGACGGGGAAGTGAAGAAGTCCTTCACCTACCAGCCCACTGACTTGAAGCTCGCGGTGGAGCGCGTGGTCTCTGTCCTTGCCCCCAACATTCGCGAGTCCATCTTTGACGCCGGGGAGGATGACTACGAGCCGATGAAGTCCCTCATACTAAACACGGTGTTTTCTGAGGACGACCAACTGGGACTGAGTGACGCCCTGACTCTCATGGTGCGGAGCGTCGGGCAATTCCAGTTGGACGGGTTGGGAAGTGAACTCGAAGAATTGCTTGTTTCCGAAGGATTACACGCTGTAGACATCGAGAAACACGTAGAGACCTTGAAAGAGAAATGCGAACAGGAGTTCCCCGCCTTCCTTGGCAAAGCCATCGTCTACACGTTGGTAAACTCCGAGTCCCTGTTCGCGGGGGATGTGGTGGAGAACGTGCAGGGGAAGATTGAGAAATCTTTGTCCAACTACGTCTCTACTTTCGTAGGAATGGAATTGGCGGAGATTTTCGAGGAAGTGAAGAATAACCATTTGGAACTTCCTGAGACCATCCGTTTCAGGACTGCCATTCAAAAGCCCCAAAACTCCATCACAGTCGAGGCTCCTCAAATCACGATGCCCCCGATTAACGTCTCCGTCCCTGAGAGGTCAGTGAGCGTCAGTCCTCAACCTGTCAGTGTTTACCCCCCTGATGTGACGGTAAATTTCCCTGAACAGCCTGCCCCTGTCGTAAACGTCAATGTCGAACCGCAGGAAGCCCCTGTCGTAAACGTCAGTATCCCAGAGCGTGAGACGAAAGTGACAGTTGACTCACCTGTCGTAAACGTCAGCGTACCTACTCAACCTGCCCCCCAAGTGAGTGTGAACGTAAACCCAACTCCGGTGGAAGTGAAGAATGACATTACTGTCCAACCCGCCGAAGTGAACATTCCCAAACCGACGCAGGAAGTTCAGCGCGTGGTTAGAGACATTAATCAAAACATCGACCACACAGTCACGGATATAAAGTATGAGGGCGATAAATGAAACACTGGTTCACTCCCTACTTCATCGGGTTAGTCATCGGGTTTCTTTTAGGCATGGGGCTGATGCTCCTTGTCTGTGTGTACGGAGGCTAGGATGCCCGTCTTTCCCGCCGTCCAGAACATCGACCCAATCGTTATATCCGTTGCCTCTCCTCAGTCTATTGGGGCAGAACTCAACGCAATGGGGCTTACGAGTTCCCTGTCTGCTTTAGCGACTGCGAATAAAGCCTACTTCATTCCCTTTTCGGTTTATGCCCCGTTCCCTGCTGTAAAGATGATGATTATGAGTGGTGTTCCGTCTGGGAATGTAGACACAGGTGTCTACGACAGGGGCGGGAAACTACTCTTTTCCGCAGGGTCAACCCCGCAGTCGAACGCCACAGGCACACAGCCACTTACCATCACACCAACGACCATAAATCCGGGTGAATACTTTTTGGCAATGTCGATGGACAATACCGTTGGGACGGTTGAGAACTTTAGTGGGTTTGTTGTCAATACCGCGCGCGTACTTGGAATCATGGAACTCACCAACGCCTTTCCGTTACCCTCCGTCGTTACGTTCCAGGCAGTCAGTGGAGTCGTTCGCATCCCCTGGGTCGGAGTGACGAGGAGACTGGTAGTCTGATGCCAAACAGAATTTGGAAGTATGCGCCCTGCATTACCAGTCTCGGAGGAGATTTCGGCATCGCCTTTGGAGCGTTGGGAGGTGGTTCGACGCCCTCTCAGGGCGCATTTCCCGCCTCCAATGACGGCATCTTTGTTCCCGTATATGTTCCACAGCCTGTACTTATCAAAAGACTTTATTCTGCTAACGGCGGAACCGCTTCGGGGAATATCGACGTGGGGATTTTCTCTGAGGATGGCTACAAACTTACATCGAATACCAACGTCACGCACTCAGGGACATCCGTTCCTCAGTACTACGACATAACAGACCTGATAATCGGTGCCGGAACTTACTATCTGGGTGTCTCTATGGACAATACCAGTGGGCAACTGTTTAGAACGAACACCTCTGTAAGATTTCAGCAAGCCCTCGGTGTAGTGAAGCAAGCGTCTGCCTATCCGTTGCCGTCTCAGGTTACTTTTGCTACTCCAACTGCAAGTTACATCCCCTTGATCGGTGCGGAGATATTTGAGGTATTATGACCATCCAGACTTTTGCCAGCGGCATCCAGACAGGAACAGCCTCAGAGGTATTCGTCTCCTCTCCAAACATCGCAGGGCAGTTCAGAATGTATTTGGATACATCCAACATGACCACAGGGACGTATACGGAAGTCCGTCGCTATAAGATGGTCGCGAGCGGGGGAACGGCGCGCGTGATAGACGTAACTCCCATTCAGGGCTTACAACCAGTAGATAAACAGATTTACGAGAGCGAAATTATTTTCAACGATTTGGCAGAAACGAACGGTTGCCGTTTCTCCCTAAAGCAACCTCTTGGAACGGCGGTAACATTTACTTGGTCTGTGGTTTACGAAGACCCCGTTTCTCCAACGATAGCCGGAAGCAAACTCAACGTCACCGGAACGAAGGTGGATGTCAGCGACAAGACTGGTTTCTCGCTTTCCTCGCCGCAATCCTTCAATTTGATTGGCAATATCTCAGGGACGCTTACCAATGTCTTGAACGTTATAAATCCTGTAACCGCTGGAAACGTCACTGGTTCAGTCCTGGGTAATGTGAATGGCTCTGTAAATTCTGTCGTTCAACCCGTGGGAATTTCGACTGGTACATTCCTCGACGCGCTTGCGGATAAGGTTTGGGATGAACTCTTGTCCGGTCACTTGACTCCCGGTTCTGCCGGACACACGCTGTTTTCTCGTATGCCGACGGGAACCGTCCTGGTGGGAGATAAGACCGGATTCTATCTTGGTTCTCCTCAGACGTTCGATATGATTGGAAACATAACCGGAACACTTTCGATGGTTCTAAATGTCCAAAATCCAGTTACCGCAGGCAACGTGACGGGTTCGGTATTTGGAAACGTCAATGGTTCAGTAAACTCCGTTGTTCAACCCGTCGGAATATTAACGGGTTCATTTATCTTTGCCATTGCCGATCAGGTGTGGGACGAAACACTGGCGAACCATCTGCTTGTCGGCTCTACGGGCGAGAAGTTGTATGAAATCACAGGCAGTAGTGGAGGGGGAGGAAGCGACCCCTGGCTAACTTTGTTACCAGCCTCGTATACCCCCGGTCAGGCGGGCTACATCCTCGCAAGCAGGATGCCAACCGGAACAGTGATTATTGGTTCCAATCAGGACAAGACTGGCTACTATCTTGCTACGCCGCAGAACTTTGACCTCATTGGAAATATCTCAGGAACCTTTGTAGGAAACCTGACGGGTTCTGTCGGGGAAGTCCTGACAATTGGCGCGGCTCTGGCAAACAAGATTGCCGACCATGTTCTCAGGCGGACATTCGCTAACGCAAAAGCATCCTCGGACGGAGACGCGGTTTCCTTCCGTTCACTTCTCGGTGCAGTTGCCAAACTCGTCAACCGCTGGCGGATTGCAGGAACTACCCTTACGGTTTACGAGGAAGACGACGCAACTCCTCTTGGCACACAAGCCCTGACAGGTTCGCCAGGAGCAGACCCCATAAACGAGATTGACACGAATTAGATGCCAGTTGGTTCTCACCTCTCGGACTTCGTTGGATACGATGTCGGTATCCCTCAATCCACCTCTGCCTCGGTTGGCTTCGTTGGGCTTCTGGACTTCACAGGGGTTCCAGTAGGTATTCCTTCTGTTACCCCGCCAACTCCCACGCCAACAGGTAACCACAAGGGGGGCGGGACGATTATCAACGTCCACACCCGAATTGACCCCACCAAGCGCAAACGGCGGCGGGAGGACGAGGAAATCCTGATTTTGTGATTTGACAGGTTTTATACCTGTATTAGCATTAATATATACGAAAGGAAAACCTAGATGAAAACAATTAAAGAAGTCCGTCAGTACATTGCGACCATCGCCCTCAGCCAGCCAGCCCTTCTTGCGGGAGGCATCAGCCTCAAGGAAGCAAGCGACACCGTGACCGAGTTCGCACAGGGTTTCGATGAAGTGGAAATTGTTCCCCTCAAAACTAATTTTGGCGAGAACAAGGAAATGACTCACATCACGAACCTGTACGTGTTCAAGAAGTACACAGAAGACGCTCCTGCGAAGTCCAAGAAAGCAGATGCCTGATTTCGCCACATGGCTCCTGTTTGCGGCGACGGGCAGAATCCTGATCTATCTCTGGATGCAATTTCCAGAGCCGCCCTTTATGAAGTTGCCGTTCTGGTTGGAAAAATTACATCGTTGTGACATCTGTTCTGGTGTTTGGGTTTATGGTTTTCTTGCCCTAATTCTCAAGATTGACCTCTTTGGGATAGGGAACCCAGTCACGCAGGTCGCAACCGGAATGGTCACAAGTTACCTAGTCCATTTATTCATGATAGGAGTTCGAGAGAAGTTTCAGCCTCCTGTAATAATCTGATATGCCATACGAATTGAGAACTCAAGGCGACAAAACCTGTGTCGCAAAGCAAGGCGGGGAAGTGTTGAAATGCTATGACGATAAGGGGGAAGCGACAAAGTACCTACGTGCTTTGTATGCCAACGTCCACGAAGGCGTCTCTGAACTTTCGATGTACGTGGTCAAGGCGAACATCAAAGACGGGGAAATGCGCTTGCGTATGACCTCTTCCGACACCGGAAAAGATGCCTATGACGAGTCAATGTCCACTGAACTCTTTGACGACTTCCTCGCCCACATTCGGGACGAGGACGAAATCCCCGAAGCCTTCAAGTCTGTGATTGCCGAGGAAACCTGGGACGGGGGGATGCCCTACGTCTCCATCGCTCACTACAAGTCTGGTAAGGACGGAGTGAACGTTCCGGGCGTTGTGAAATCTATCTACCGGGATGGAAAAGTCCTCAAGGCTACCGCCGTCCTGTACGACACCCCTCTGGGGCGCGCTGTTTTCAAGAGTTTGCAGAAGGATTTGGTTGAGAAGCGGGACGATAAGGTCAGGGTCTCGATTGGCTTCCTTGACCTCTCCCACTCTCACGGCGACAAGTACACCTTCGTCCGCAAGGCTTTGGGCGACAAATGCCCTTTGTGCAAAGAGGGCGTAGGGGATAAAATTTATAAGAAAGGACACCTTGTCCACCTCGCCTTGACGAGAGTACCCGCCAATCCGAGAACTGATGTAGAGGTTGAAAAATCCATGACTACAAAACGTGAAGACGCAGAATCTATTATCGAGGATGAGGAAGTCGTCAAGGGACTCGACCTGAAATCTCAGGCTGAGGACGTCCTTGTCATCAAGTCCGATAACCCTGATGACGAGCAGGCGGAAGACAAAAAGAAGAAAAAGAAGGACGGCAAAGAGGAAATGCAGGAAGAATCCGTCGCAGAAAACACGGTGGTTTCTAATCCTCAAGATACCGTGACCGTCGTTACGACTACCGCAAATATTCCCGTAGGCACAACTACGATTTCAACTTCTGGTTTTGTTCAAACAGAACCCACCCCTGTCGAGAAATCCTTCGCCGTTTTGAAGTCGAAGATTGAAGCCATCAAGTCGCAGGGTTTGGTGGGCGAGGCGGCACTTGCCGCAATTCAGCCAGACTTCGACCAGATCGGTGAAGTCATCAAGACTGAGTTCACCCCGAAACCTTCGCCTGAGGCGGAGGCACAAAAATCTTTGGAAACTACGCTTCGTTCGCTTCTCAACGAAATGCTCCCGCAGATTCTAGGACAGACTGTCGCCCCGATACAGTCCCAAATAGAAACGTTGCAAGGCGAGTTAAGAGCCAAGAGTTTGACAGTCCCCACTAAAAAAGAAGAAATACAGACAGTTCAACGAAGCCTGACACCGACCCTTGTGCAGAAGGCGGCAGTTGATAAATTGGCTAAAAAGTCAGTCTCTCAATTCGACCTGATTGCCCAACAGTCCGTCGGTCTTCAATAATATTTGCGGTTAAGCCTTTTGGCGTCGCATAACCCCTTTTGGAGGTTATGATGGACGAACCCATTTTGAATGTGGGTGAAGATGCCGCGCAGAATCCTGTAGTCACGCGCGCGACAGACCCCGTTATCTCTAACGCGGCTCTGCCTGCCGATTTTGCGGCTCAATACCCCACCCCCCTCGATACCACAGAGATCATCGCCATGTGCGAAGAAACAACTTTGTGGCGCGACCTTCCCGAACGCCCGACTGGACTGAAACAGGAAACTTGGCGCGAGTTAACGTCTCTTGCTTTCACATCCGGTTCTTCCTACGTTGCGTTCGCTGACTATGTATGCCCTGAGGAATACACCCACGACGGGTCGAATAAGACCGTTGATCTGAAAAACATCGGTGCAAAGAAATCCCTCGGCATCTCCGACATCATGCACTCTGCGGCTGTCGCCGCCGCTGGCTGGAACGGCATCAACACTCTGGTTGGTGGCTCCGCCGCTGGCGCGGGCTTGCCCGGTGCTTCCGATATTGGAACCTTCCAACGTCAACACGTCGCTGATGTGAAGGCGAAGGAAATGCGCCTGATGGCATCCCTCGTTTTGAATCAGTGGGATCGCCTTTTGGCGGTTGGTAACTCCTCGAACAACGCTTTGGAGTTCGACGGCATCGAGACTCTGGTGACTTCTGCCAACGGCGCGCACGTCCGCTCATCGGCAAAAATAGCCGCCTCCGGCTCCTTTGCCGCAAGTGAGTTTGACCAGTTCTTGAGCGAGTCCTGCGCGAAACCCACCGACATCTTCGGTCACCCGCAGGCTGTTCAGGAAATGATGAGTTCCTATTTCCAGTTGTGGGGCGCAGGGACACAGATTATCAACTACTCAAGTGGTGAACGTCTGACCCCCGGCTACAACTTCTCATCGGAAATCCGAACGGGAATTGGAACCATCCGTGTTCACTCGGACGCGAACTTCACGCGGTCGGGTTCAAGCATCGCCGCTAACTTCGGCTCCAAGCTGTACGCGCTCCGTATGGTACACAACGGGGAACCACTTGTCTACAAAACGACACAGATTCCTTTGGCGTTCAAAGACCTGGCTCCTGGTTGTACTGCGATCAGCTTCATGGAATGGGCAAAAACAGCTTTGGTGGTGAAGGCTATGTGTACTCAGGGAGTATACAATTCCCAGTTCGCGGGCAGAGTGATCGTTACGTGTCCTACGATTTACGGATAGAAACAATCTGTTTCTTTCAGTAAACACAATGAGCAGTCCTCAGAAATGGGGACTGCTTGTTTTTAGTTCCAACTTCCTAACCCAAAATTAACAAAAGTATAGTATAAGAATAAAAATCGAAAGGAAACCAAAATGACGAAGCCAAAGAAAAAGAAAACTCTATCCGAAGAAGCGGACGTATATGAAATACTAAAGGCGGCGATGAATCTTCCGCCACCGCCCCCTCCCTCCTTCGTACACCAAGCCTTCTACGCCCTCCCGAACGTGATACCTCAAGGCGAACCATGGCTCCCCGACGACGCCGAGACGCGCGATTACGAGGAAGTCAGGAAACACATAGATCGAATTATGGATGACGTTTATCCCCCCTTCGATCCCCAAGTCCTGACCGCCCTCAGTCCTGCAGGAATCAAAGAATACTTCCTGCCCGCCCTGAAAGTCCTCGTCTACCGCGACGGGAAATATTTTTCACCACAACGGGGCGCAGAGTGGAAAGATATGGAGTTGGAGGCTTATTGTCAATCAACCAACATAAAGGTTACTTTCGACGGAGCAACGATTGAACCCACTGGTCACATTGCTCCTCACGAAGGTTGTGACTGCGGCATCTATGGCTCCGTGAACATTGAGGAAATTGCGGAGTGGCTATTCAAGCCCAGTGAACAACAACGTCGTTACATGACTATGGGAGATTGGGACTGGAAAGAAGGAACGTACATAGAATCCAAAATCGTAGTCGAGGAACCCCGCAACGTCCTCTGTATCGTGGAACCCTATCCCGGCGCGACTGTCCACTTGTGTCGCAAGGGCTGGAAGGCTTCCAAAGCGTTCATCTCGGAAATCGTTTGGGAGACAATTTCAGAGGAAGGTGCCAGGAGCCTTCTGGAAAACGCTTGGCAGAGAGAAATCAAGATGTTCATCAAAAGACTTGTGAGGTACTAAAATGAAAGTCGGAAAAACAACCAAAGTCCTGACCGCCCCCAAGCGCGAGATACGCAAGGCAACCAAGAAGGAAGAAAAGATTCCCGTCAAGATGCCGGAGAAAGTTCCCGCAGAAGCCTTCCACTACATCGGGAACTTGTGGGGAGGCGGGGCAATCTATCACGGAAACTACTTAGCCTCTGTAACTTCCTAACAAAACTGAAAACAGAATATAGTAACCAAAACATCCCGCCACCTGTAACTTTGGTGGCGGGATTGTGTCATGAGTATGGCGTTGTCGAGGCATCCTGCGAAGCCCGCATTGTAACCCTTAGCAACGCTTTAGCAATCATCGAAGAATATTATGGATTTATAATAATTGCGAGATGCCCCCCGCCGACACTGGGGGGACTTGGGAAAAGTTAGGTACACTATCGGCTTCGGTTGCGAGTGTGCCTATCTTTTTTATGGGTTTGTCCATAGACTCCTGCGAAGCCGATTACAGTATATCATTCGTAGGGTTGGAAAAGCAAGATATAGAACATTAGAAAACGCTAAATTACCATTAGGAATTACCCGTATATGGAAAACACGGTGTTTTGTATTTTCTAATAAGACTCTAATACAGTAATAATATACAATATAGTATTATTCTCCACGAAGCCAAGTTATAAGGAGAAAAGATGAATAACAACCATTCGCGGAAACTGTTTGAACTTCTTGCAATCGAAAAGGATTTGCTCTCTCGGACGACTGAGGCGGCAAAAGAAATCACGTCCCGCTTCTCGACCCCCGAAAGTTTTCTGGGAATCACAACTCACTTCGCAAAAATCCTCGAAGACCAACCCAATGTTCAGGACGAGTACAAACCCCTGCCGGGAAACGTTGATTCTGCGCTCTCTGAGTATCTTGAGAACACAGGTCTATACATCGACACGACCATCGAAAAGGAGACTGCCAACACTACCGCGTTTTCAGATGTCGTTCTGGACGGGGAGGTGTTCCTTGAGAAATGGTCGGCAACCGCGCTCCTTAATCTTGAGTCTCGCCTTGAGGAACTTCACAAGGTATACTTAACCATTCCGACCCTGCCAGATAGCGAGAACTGGACGTGGGATGAAACGAAGGGCTGTTGGGTATCTGGGAATCGGAAACAGATTAGAACCGTAAAGACCCAGAAGACCATCGTTCTCTATGATGCAACTAAAGAACACCCCGCCCAAGTTCAACTTGTTTCCACCGATGTCCCTGCCTACGAAGTAGAGCGCACCCTTTACTCTGGCATGTTGACTGTTTCTGACAAAAAGAAACGGATTGAACGTATCGAGCGATTACAGCGCGCAGTAAAGCAGGCGAGACAGCGCGCTAATACCGTTGAGACACAGGAGAACAAGGTAAGTGGCAAGATTTTCTCCTATATCAACGGAAAATAACGGGAGTAGCGTTATTGTGAGATTCAGTCTTTTCGACAGAAACAGCGTCTCTCCAATAGCGTCAGCATCATCCAATGGCAATTTCCAGAAGGAGTACAATTTCGCCTAAAGGTTGTGGGTTTAAGTCCCACCCCCGCCCCCTATATTTCATGGCGGGGTAGCTCAACGATAGAGCGTTAGGATAAGAAACATTTCTCTGGAAAAGCCCATACATTCCGCGAGCGGCAGGCAGTCCGTAAGCGGTTCTGGAACACCGATAGGCAATTATTCTTGAAAAATAATACTCAGCCGACTCGGTGTTCCTCTTTAAAGCAAACTCCCCGTTTTCACGGGGAGTTTTGTTCTCTTAGGTCAACAGATACAGGATGCTTCCTATGATAAGCAGGAGGGTGGGGACTGTTACTCCTAAGCCCACCATCCCTATGAAGAACGCCCATACTAAGCATAGTACGGCGACCTTTCCGACATTTATGTTCATGCGTACCTCCACCTTCACTATACCCCCGCCCGCACATGAAAACAAGTACTGTGTATTAGTCGGGAAAATTTAATTTAGCAAATTCCCCCCTATATTTTTTTGCTTCTTTATCTCGCGCGCGGGCGGCTTCTTCGGGGGAATCAAAGTACTCAATATACACAGGTTTTCCCATTAAAGTCAGAATAGCCGCCCACTGTCTTTTTCTTTTATATTTTTTTACACCAATATATCCGCTTTTATTATCTCGTCGTAAACCACGGTGCATCCTGTTTTGATTTCCAGTACACAGTCTAAGGTTTTTCTTTTGATTATTTATCCTGTTTGAATCTATGTGGTCAACCTGTAGTCCTTTTGGTGCGTTCATTATGACTCTGTGCATATATAAGCAAGTCTTCTTCCCTTTTACGGAAGTTCCTCTTATAGCATAACCATCTTTGGTGCAACTCCATTTCCATTGATTTAGGTATTCGTAATCCTCGTCGTCAACGAGAGCAAATCCCCCCTGTGTAAGTGGTATACTTTTCATATCAAATCTCCTTATTAGATTTGGTCACGCTCCTGGGTGTTTCCTCACCGCAGGAGTATTTTTACTGCATTTGTTCTATTTTACCACAAATCACCTTTGCTTACGTGTAGGTAAAAGAATAGAATTAACCATAGAAAGGAAATTCTATGGACACGAAAGTAGAAGAACAAAAGGTGTTTACCTATAGAACACGAAGTCTTGACGAGTTCGCCGTCGCCCTGGCTCTGGGCGCAAAAGTAGTAGGCGTGGAGCGCAGAGATGACGAACGCTTCTTCACCTTCCACCTGGAGGGGGAGTTCGACATGGAGAAGACTTCGTTGGAACTCGCATCAAGAACACTCAAGATCAATGCATACGACTTGTGCGAGGGGCTGAGGCGCGCAAAAGCAGTCGTCCACCAAAAATAACAACAACATTAAAGTCTTGACAGTTTCTCTAACCCTGTGTTAGAGTTCGCTAATCAAGGCAACTCTGCCCTGAAATTCTTTGCGAAGCCGAAACACAATTGAATGACGAACTAGTTAGACGCGACGGTAAGGTCGCGCTCAGGCAAATAGGAAGCAATATTCCTCGCCCTGTCCAGGTGGACGGGACGGTGTATGTGGCTTCCATCCAGCACAACGTCTGGATTGCATGGGTGGGGGAAGATGATTACGAAAAGATTCTAAATTCACCACAAAACAAAGTGAAGGGTTGCGACTGCAACGGGGGAGCATACAAGCAACTATTTAAACTCGCCTCAGTCCTCGATGTTTCCATATTCGAGACTGGGGACAGACCGCGTTAAGGAGAAAAAATGGACGAAATACAGAAAGACATTAACGATTATCAGGAACCTATCTTGACCAAGAACTTCTTGGCTGAACTCTCCAACCTCATGAAGACCGCAGAAGAAAACAAGAACAAAGAACCGAAGTCCGCAAAAACTCGGTTTTGGGCTGTCGTCTACACCGATCTGGAAAAGACGCTTGCTTATGCCGAGAAGAACCTTCCATAAGGAGAACCCATGCTTCAAACTGTTTCCACTGCCTTTGTTCAACTCGATCCCCGCCTTCAACAACTCATCGCCCTTGCCGTTACCTTTGTGGTCGCCCTCGCAATCAATTACCTGACCACTGCCGCCCCCTGGCTGGCTGAATACCTCGGACAACATCGTGTCGCCGTGATTACGTGGCTGACGGGAATCATCGTGCAAATCATCCAGTCGCAACTCGACAAAATCCCCGCCACCTGGGACTCTGTTCTCCTCCTCGTCATGCAACTTATTGTGGAGGTTTCTGTTGTGCTGATCGGGTTTGCCTACCTTGCCAAGAAAAAGGGCGTTCGGTCAATCGCCTAACCCAAGAAACGAGAAGAATGAACAAATTCATTGCCTTCCTGTTTTTTTGTGCGGCTATATATCTTTTGATTATTCGTAATGAAATAGATAATGCCGCATTTTGTATAGGAATGTCAGCCACTTTTCGCGTCATTGACCTTGAAGAAAAAAAACAGGATAAGAAATGAACGTCTACTGTACTGGCGCAAAAGGATACTTAGGCAGGGCTTTCGTGAAGGCTGGCTGTAAGCCTTTGGAAGTCAATGTCACTGATTACGAAGCGGTGGAGCGTGAAATCCTGTGCGCCAAACCAGAACTCGTCCTGCATCTGGCAGGCGTTTCCGACCCCGATAAATGCGAGTCTAACTTTGAAGTCGCCATGAAAGCCAACGTCAGGGGGACGTACAACGTCATGGAGAACTGTGCCAAGAACTCGATACCCGCCGTCCTCCTGTCCTCCTCGCAGGTCTGGGGCGGCGGGTGGTGGGAGTCGATCTGGAACAGACACGCAGAGGACTCCAAGATGACGCCTGCCGTCAACAGTTACGGTTCCCAGAAAGCCGCCGCCGAGTTTTGCGCCCTCTCTCTCAACGTCAACAGAAGCAGGCTGAAAGTCATTCGCTCCTCCTTTGTTTTTAGCAAAGAGAGACTCTCGGACAGACTTGAGGACTTGAAACACGGGGTTCCAATAGACGCTCCTAAGTTCCTAAAAAGGTCTTTCATCCATCGGGACGATTTCGTTTACCTTGTCTCCAAGTACTGCAAAGAGTTTCACTCCATGCCCGATGTACTACACTTAGCCGGAAGTGAGGTAGTTTCGTACTACGACTTCTGGGTGGAAGTTGCAAGGCAGTTCGGGTACAACAAGAAGGCAATAAAGGGCAGGAACAAGGAAAAGGAAATCTCCGTAGTTGTGAACGTCAACGGTGAAGATAGAGTGTTTCCTTCCGCCAAGCGTCCCCACAACGCAGGCTTGGACATAAGACTCTCGCAGAAACTTGGCTTCCCCAGTTTCAACTACCGAGGGGGGATAAAGAGGATGAAAGATGAAAGTTAGTTTCGTCATTCCCATCTACAACCACTTCCCGTTGATAAACCAACTGCTTATCGACATTCGCGACAACTGTACGCCTGACGAAATTATTGTCGTGGACGATTGCTCCAATGACAAGGATACTCTGGACGGGATTTCGTGGTGGGAAAACAATTTCAACGTCAAGCTACTGCGCCCCCTCGAAAACCTCGGCTTCCTGAAAGCCTCCAATTACGGTATCTCCAAAGCCACAGGGGATATTGTCTGCCTGATTTCCTCCGACGTTCGCATCGAGGAAGATTTGGCGAAGGTCGTTCGTGAGACATTGGCTCTCAACCCCGAAGCGTTGATCGGCGGAGTTCTCTACACTCAGGACACCGGATGGAACACTTTCGACGGCAAGGTATTTGGATACTTGGAGGGGTGGTTGCTGTGCTGTACGAAGTCGGCATGGAAAGACCTCGGCGGATTTGACGAACGCTTTTGCCCCTCAGATATGGAAGATGTGGACATCTCGACAACCGCCCGCGAGAAAGGCTACGCCCTCATTCCGTTGAACAGCCCCAAGATACGTCACTTGGGCGGCGGCACAATCAAATACGGTGAAGAACGAGAGAAAATAACAAGAGCAAACAAAAAGAAGTTTGAGGAAAAATGGGTCACAAGCCAGCGCAACCTCCCTTAGAAAGATTATTAAAGTCTATTTATAAAAACCCTGACAACGGGTGTTGGGAATGGATGCAACACGTCGATTTATCTGGTTATGCAAGAATGATTATGCCAGACCATTCAAGAGTTCTTGTTCATCGACTATCGTACACTCTCTACAGAGGGGAAATCCCGAATGGACTACAAGTTTGCCATCATTGCGATAATCGAATATGTGTAAACCCTGACCACTTGTTTTTAGGAACTGCCAAAGAAAATGCCGAGGACAGGGATAGAAAAGGTCGTGGTGGTGGACACAAGACTAGAGGGAGCAAAAAACCAAACGCAAAACTAACCGAATCTCAGGTTATCGAAATGAGGAAATCACACAAAGAAGGAGTAGGAAGCAGGAAACTATCCGAGATTTACAGAGTCAACGATAGATATGTTAGACAAATATTGAACTACGAATCTTGGGCATGGCTGAAATAAAATGGATACTCCAACCGGAACAACACAAACAAGCCTAGACCAGTTTTCCGAGTTCAAGCCCATCTTCGATACCCACCTCGACAGGCTGGTAAAGATTGTAGCGCGCCACTCGAAAATCTCCCGCCAGCACATCGACGCCATCACCATGTACCCTGCTTTGTTCGAGCAAAAAGTAGTGGTCGATGTGGTTAGCGATGAACTGAAAGACCTGAACGAAGACGCGATGGAAAACATCGCAGACATTATGAATGATTTTCTCAAGTTACAGGAAATATTTTTCGCCTTCCAAAAAGAAATAGAAAATGCTGACATCCCTACTCCCCCAATCCCTTGAAGAAGAAGAACCCCACGTCTTGAACCTTGACGACTTGAAAGAGTTGCAGTTCATGTTGGCACAGGCTGACCTAGAGGAAGAAGCGCGCAGGCGTTCTCCCAACAGAGTCAAAGTGCTTTGTCTCTCTATCTGGTACCCATTAAGTATGAGCAGGTACTTCGAGCGCGCTATGCGCCGAAACCCCGACATCGACCTCGTTACGGTAGGTTCCTACACCGGAGCGTGGATTCCGTGGACAGACGCCCAGAACCCCTCCGGCATGACGCTTCCTATAAAATATGCAACAGAGCCAACCATTACTCTGCCATTCCCTCCCAATGTTTCGACAGTGAATTATGAATTTATAAAGTCAAAAATCGAGAAGGAAATTGGGAACTGGAAACCTGATTTGGTTGTCGCCATCGACGCGGGCGTCAACTGGGCAAGCAAACCGCAGGATGGGTACGTGGTCACGGTGGGGACTGACCCCCATGTTCTCGATTACTCCCACGCGCGGCGGGTGTCGGATAAGTTCTTCAACATGCAGAAGTGCTACTCGCAGGACAAAGACATCTACCTTCCTTACGCCTACGACCCCACAGTCCATTATCCACAAGAGAGATATGTCCCCGCTGTGTTCAAGGGGGTTACGAGAGAAGACGGGAGTGGAGTAGACCGATACACTGGCGACCCGTATAAAGACCTCGACGCCGTGTTGATCGGAAACATCTATCAGGAGCGCGTTCAGTGGGTGAGTGAACTGAGAAAACACGGTGTTTCTGTGGAACACAAACTGGGGGTCGTGTTCGATGAAGCCAGAGAACTTGCGAACCGCGCCCGCATCGGATTGAATTGGTCTACTCTGAATGATTTAAATGCAAGGTTTTTTGAAACCCCCGCCTACGGGCTGGCAATGGTCTCCAACCGTGTCCCCGATGCCCACCTATTCCTGACGGAGGGCGAGGACTACGTGGGCTTTACGGGGATGGACGAGGGGATTGAGAAAGTTTTATACCTCAAGAACAATCCAGAAGAACTTGAGAGAATTGCCCGGAACGGCTACAAGAAAATACGGAACGAAACGTATGATGTAAGGGTTGAGAAAATCCTTAGAGAGTGCGGTTTTTAGTATGAAAGTAAGACAAAGTGGAAAGTTTGTAATTATCGAGAACGAACAGGACAAGAAGAAAATGCTGGACTTGTCCTGCGTCTGCGGTCACGCCCTGCGCGAGCATGTCTACAAGAACACCTTTGGTTCGACTAAGACCTTCGAGACAGGCATGTGCAAGACATCCGATCACTGCTCACAGTTCAAGACATACGGGAAAATAGAAAAGAGGAACTATGACTATGAACACCAAGAAGCCTATTAGACGAGCGTTTGAAGTCACTGCTCTCAAGCACTTCTCCAATTTCCACACCTTGAAGCATTTCATCGTCATATCGGACAAGATGCCCCTGCGCGAGGACGTTCCCCTCAAGGACACCGACGAGATGGTCGAGGTCAAGGAAATCTATGCGGAGGTGGTAATCAAATGAGCGCATCTCCCAGAGTAATTAAGGTCTACGGCAGAGCCAAGCGCGCTAACCTCAACGGTGCAACCATTGAGCGCGAGGAGCAAATCTGGATACCGTCTGAGCATGACCGATTTCGGACACTCGATACGTATAACCACTTTGTCTACCGCCAAAACTTCTACTACGGGGCGACCCTTGTATGCACCTGTGGCGGTATTGCGAATGTATACAACTTTGAAGCGTATCGAAAGTTCCAATCTACTAACATGGGAAGAATTGTTTGCTGTGCTTCTCTGGTGGAAACTGGACACCACGCGGATGGTTCAACGGAATGAACGAATACAAAATGCCCCTCAGCGAATTGAAGGCAATGTTTCCAAAACCTTCTTCGCACTACATCGAAAACAGAGACAAGAAGCGCGTTGTGGGTGCTACACATAAATCCTGCCGCCACATCGTCAACCCCGTCTGGTTGCCAGCTAAAGCGGATATTCCCCCTGCCAAGTATCGTCAACAACATTTAGGTAAGAGGAAGAAGAAGTGAACACCGTCGTCTTTGGCGCGAATGGACTCGTTGGCTCCGCCCTCATGCGTTACCTCTCGGACGCGGTAGGGACGTTCCACAACGCCAAAGACAATCTCATCGAAGGTCGCTGTTACGAGTGGCTTGACATTACCAACAAAGAGAACGTCGAGAAATTCTTTACCGAACACAAACCCAAAAGAGTTTTCATCGCCTGCGCCAACCCCAACGTGGACGAGTGCGAGAAGGATGTTACCGACAAAGTAAACCTGTTTGGGATTTCCAGACTGATTTCAGAATCAGCTTTGTATGATGCCCAGGTCATCTTCTTCTCAAGTTCCTACGTGTTCGAGGGGACAAGTCAAGTCCCCTACAAGCCGCGCGACGAAACCTTTCCCGTTAACAGGTACGGCAGGCAGAAGGAAATGATCGAACGGGAAATCTTGAAAAAGGAAAACCTCCAATACCTGATTATCCGTACCGTTGGGGTGTTCGGGAAAGAAGGCAGTCCCAAGAACTTCGTAGATCAGGTGCGGCGGGCTGTAAAAGAGAATAGAAAGATATGTGTTCCAAGTGACCAGACCATGAATCCCGTCTGGTCTAACGACCTCGCCAGAGTCTCCGTCCACCTCGCCAACCGCTACGGTGGCGAAATCTTCCACGTTGCCGGAAACAAGTGTGTCAGTAAGTACGAGTGGGCGGTAAGCATTGCCTACAAACTCGGTTGCAAGAAACCTCATGAGTTAATCGTGGGCGTGAAAACCGAGGACATGCACCAGTTGGCGAACCGCCCCAAGAACGGCTGTCTGGATTGCAAGAACTTGGAAGCAGTGGCACTTACTGTACCGTCACTGGACAAAGGACTTGAAAAGTACCTCGGAGTAAAGAATGACAAGAGACGAAATCCTTAACCTAGAAGAAGGCGTACATACAGACGCTTTGGTTGCCGAGAAGGTGATGGGGTGGTCTTCTGACCCAGAAGCCTATTGGTTGAGTAAGCCAAGTTACGAAGACACGGGATGGGGATTGTTTGAACAAGAAGAAACAAATAATCATCCTGCTTGCAAAAAATTCAATCCATCTGTTGACATTTCCGCCGCGTGGGAAGTAGTTGAAAAACTCGCAAGTATGCCCCATTTTTGGAGAGTTCAATTTGACTACCAACCCCCGCGTACCGATTTCAATAAAGCAACTGGTTCTTATGTAATGTTCTCGTTTGTATGGGACGACTTTGGAACAAAGTACGGTAGCGGGAAATATTCAGGTATATGTCCTTTACCTCTCGCCATTTGCCGCGCGGCGCTACTGACAACACTAGGAGAAGATGACTGATGGCAGAGAAGAACTAAAAGAGCAGATACTAGCTCTCGCTACGTTGAGTAGCAAAAAAAGACTAAACACCACCTTTATCCCCGGCGAAACCTTCATCCCCGCCTCCGGCTCCACGCTTGGGGCGGAGGAAGTGAACAACGTCATCGAAGCAGTCCTTTCGGGGTGGGTGACGGAGGGGGAGTACTCGAAGAAGTTTTCCAGAGGACTTAGAGAATTTTTGAACATACGCTTCTGTACCCTTGTCAATTCGGGGTCAAGTGCATCTCTCCTCGCGGTCACAGCGACCACACAGAGGGAGTTCGGGGACAGGCGGGTGAAGCCGGGGGATGAGTTCATCACTGCCGCCGTTGGTTTCCCGACCACCGTTTCCACCCTCGTCCAAAACAGAATAACTCCCGTCTTCGTGGACTTAGACCCCAAGACCCTGACGCCCGACACAGATCTAATCGAACAGGCAGTAGTGGAAGGAAAGACCAAAGGCATTATCCTTGCCCACACCCTCGGCTCCCCGTTCGACATCGACACCATCCGAGACATCTGCAATGAGTATGGACTGTGGTTAATCGAGGATTGCGCCGATGCACTTGGCTCCCGCTACAACGGGCAGTTGGTTGGGACGCAGGGGACAATGAGTTTCACTTCGTTCTTCCCCGCCCATCACATCAACGCAGGGCAGGGAGGAGCGGTCTTCACGAATGACGGACTCATCAAGAAGGTTCTGGATAGTTTACACGCGTGGGGGCGCGACTGCTGGTGTCTGCCTGGGCAGAACAACACCTGCGGCAAACGCTTCGACTACTGTATCGGGAAAGACATTGAATACGACCATAAATATATCTTCGGTAGACTTGGTTACAACTTGCAGATTACCGATTTGCAGTCCGCCATTGGCGTAGCCCAGTTGGGGAAACTCAAGCAGTTTGAAGAACAACGGAAACTGAACTGGAAACGACTGCGGGAAGCCCTTGACGAATACCACAAGTTCTTCATCTTGCCCGAAGCCCTCCCCAACGCCGACCCCTCTTGGTTCGGGTTCCACTTGACAGTCAAGACTACTGCGCCATTCACGCGGCGCGAGATAACGCAATATCTGGAAAATCACCAGATTGGGACACGGATGCTGTTCGGGGGCAATCTCCTACACCAGCCCGCTTTCCACCACATTCCCCACAAGGTTTTCGGGACGCTCCTGAATAGTGACCTAATCTCGAATGGAACATTCTGGATAGGCGTAAGTCCGCAGATTGACGAACCGAGGATGGATTATATGATTGCGACAATCAGAGAGTTTATAGGTCAATATGCGCGACTGGACTAACCACGACAGGTATCTAACCAAACTGGCGGGCAGTATCTATCGTCAGCCCGAAGACCCCGGACACTCCGCCCTCACGTACAAGGTCATCTGCCACTGGATGTCCCGCCTGACAGGATGCCATTCCTGCCTTGACCTCGGATGTGGGGAAGGATTCGCTCAGGGCTTCTTCGAGGAGTGGGGCGTCAAGTATGAAGGTATCACGCTTGGCGACGACTACCTGTTCGCCAAAGACACGGGCAGGAATGTAAAGAAGATGGACTTGTCGTTCTTGGAATACGAGGATGAAAGCTACGACCTTTTGTTCAGCAGACATTCGCTCGAACACAGTCCCTTCCCCCTGCTGACTCTGATGGAATGGTATCGAGTCTCGAAACAGTGGCTCGGTGTCGTTGTGCCTACCCCCGAATGGTACGGCACTAGAGGCTCGCCCAATCACTATTACATATTGTATCCCGACCAATGGTTGAATCTATTTGACAATGCCGGATGGAATGTAGTATGGAACGAAGTTGATTCATTACCTCGTAACCCAAACACGCCCGAAGTTGTTACGCCTCATGAATACTGGTTTTTTGCCGAAAAAAAGAGGTAATTGTGCTAAACGCTATTTTTGTCAGAAGAAAGAAATACTCTATTGAAGAAATAGATGAACTAACAAAAGACAAGCATTATATTCTTGTTTCAAGAGAATATATAAGCGCGCATGAAAATCTGTTATGGAAATGCTTAACTCACAACGAATTATTCTGGTGTAGTTGGCATAACTTATCAAAAATAAAGGGATGCAAATTTTGCAATAACGAAAACGTCAAGTCGAGACGGCGAAGAATATCCCCTCCTAACAAAATAGAATACAACTTTCAGAGATATTTATACATAATAGAAAAGAAAGGATTTTCTTATATTTCAGGAAGTTACGTAAACATAAACAGCGAACTAGCGTTTCGTTGCGAAAAATGCGGACGCGAATTTCTTTCAACTATGAAGGAACTTTCAAGACATGGTTGTTCTAGGTGTTCTCGCAAAGAGCAATTAACACCAGAGGAAATTAGTCGCAGAATTTCCAACATCCCAATTCAACTTATCTCAACGCAGTATGTAAATTGCTACCAGAAACTAGATTGGAAGTGCTTGAACTGCAACAGAACATTCAAAATGAATTGGGTAAATATTTCAAATGGTCACGGCTGTCCAGATTGTAATAAACTCACTGGCGAAAAGAATCCTCGTTGGCGGGGTGGAATTCGCTCAAAGTATCCCAAAGAGTTCAACAAAACATTGAAGGAACAAATAAGAAACAGGGATAACAGAAATTGTCAGTATCCGAACTGTAACTACAACGATATTGGACAAGACGAAAAACTTCATGTTCATCATATCAACAGGGATAAAAATAACTGTCAACCATACAATCTAATTAGTCTTTGCCCATCACATCATATCGAAGTTGAAGATAGAACAGAATGGCAAGACTACTTCTACGCTATTACAGCGGACTACGAGGCATAATGAAAAAGAAAGTGATGCACTGGTTAGTTAATGATGGAAGCCCCTTAAATGTGACTTACAAAAGTATCTTCGGTCACGATGGTCGCCTCGGTGTCGGCGGGGCAGAACTCGCCCTCCTGACGCTCTGCGAAGGCTTCGAGAAGCGGGGGTACGATGTAACCCTCTACAACGACCCCTCCGAAGCCGACGCCAGCCCCTTCAAGCAGAAGGGCTTGAGCGAGTTCGACCCGCTGGAAAATCGGGATTACCTTGTGGTGTTTCGGTCTCCTAACGAGCGCATGTACGGGGCGAAGGGCAAGAGGATTTGGCTCTCTTGTGACCAGCACACCGTTGGCGACTTCCGCATCTTCGCAAAGTTCGTGGAGAAAATCGTTACCATCTCCCCCTTCCACTCCAAGTACTTCAAGGATATGTACGGCATCGAGGAAACCATCCCTATCGACCTCCCCGTCCGCGTGGACGACTACGAAGGACACGTCGAAAAAGTTTCCAAGCGCTGCATCTACACCTCCATCCCCGACCGGGGCGCGCTTCAACTCCATGCGGCATGGGCGCAAATCGTTCGGGATGTCCCCGACGCCTCCCTTGTCCTCACGTCCGACTGGCGATTGTGGGACGCCAACATCGAGAAGTCCTGCCTCGACCCCTATAGACTTCCGTTCGCTGGACTGCCGAACGTGAACTATATGGGGGCTATTAAGCGCGATAAGTTGATTGGTCAGCAGTTGCAGGCAGACGTGATGTTGTACCCTTCGGTATATCCTGAGCTTTTTTGTATTGCAGTAGCAGAGGCACAGGTAGCAGGGGCAATACCTATCACTTCACAGGCAGGCGCAATAGAAACGACAAATGAGTTTGGAATACGAATCAAGGGGTCGGCATACGAGCCGGACTTTATAGAGAACTTCGTGAAAGCCGCCATCGGAACTTTGAATGACCCTTACTTGAAGGATAGGCAGATTGAGATGCAGGAAAAAGCGAAGGAAAGATTCTCACTCGACAGAATCTTGGACGAATGGGAAAGCAAGGTGTTGAATGGCTAAAATTCTCGTTGTAACAGACTGCGATTTCTCTGGCTCCGGCTACTACTACATCTCTGTCCCCCTGTTCACAGAACTCGCCCGCATGGGTCACGAAGTCCGCATCGTCGGACTCTCCTACTTGGGGCAGGAACACAATTACCCTTTCTCCATCATCCCCTGCAAGGATACCAACGACGCCCACGCCCTCGTCCACAACCTGTGCGTCATGCCTCATACGAACCCAGATGTCATCATCGTCGCTCTGGATATTCCCATGCAAATCATGTTCTTCGAGAAGTTCGCCCAGTACAAGAAACCCTACATCGCCATCACTCCTCTGGAAAATCCTCCTCTCACGATGTCTTGGACGGCGCAGATGTTCAACTTTTCGTGGACGTTCTTCATCTCGGAACTTGGCAAGCAGGCGGGACTTGAAGCTGGTTTGAAGAAAGTAGACCACTTGCAAGTTGGCATCGACTCGGAGTTCTGGCACGTCCCGACAGCGGAAGAAAAGGTTGGACTGCGGAAGGGGATGGGGATTGAGGAGGACGAGTTTGTCATCCTGACGGTGGCAGACAACCAAGAAAGGAAGAACCTGTGGGCGGCACTCTCGGTCACAAGCGAACTGAAAAAGAGGGGACGGAAGGTCAGGCACATACTTGTTACGCGCGTGGACTCACCTTTCGGGTGGAAGATACGGGATTTAGCCTTGAAGTTGGGGATCAATCAGGAAGTCATGACGATGAACCGGGGGATGCCAAAAGAGAATCTTTGGAGTCTGTATGCCATGTCAGACTGCTTCTTGCTGACTTCAAAGGCGGAGGGCTTGGGGCTTCCCATCATGGAAGCGATGGCAAGCGGGCTTCCTGTGGTTGCGACGGATACGGGGGCAATCAGTGAACTGCTGGCGGAGGGGCGGGGCTTTCTGATTGCTCCCGATTATTCTTTTTGCGATGTCTGGGGCAATGAAAGGCGCGATATGTTCGGAATCACAGAAGGGGCAAATGTCATTGAAACGATGGCAGGAACTCCCATTTGGAATCTTGCATCCCAGAAAGCGCGCGCTTTCATCGAGAGTAAAACTTGGGATGTCCCCGCGAAGCAGTTAGATGAAAAAATCCGTGAAATAACAGAGGTGAAAAGTGCCTGATTACGAAGAAGATATTTCTAAAGTTCTGGATGACTTTATAAGAGATTGTCCAGAATGGATTGTTAAGAAGTCCATCGAAGAATTAAAAAACATCTTGACAGATGAAATCATCGAAACAACCAAAGGTTTCCACTCGAAAGACCCTAAGACATGGTGGGCTACATATCATCATGGATGGGGGACTGGAATAAGGAATTACCTGAGAGACAAGGTTTGTCGAGATGACGAACTTCCTTCTGAAAATTGGGATGATTATTATATTCAACTGTTCGAGATGGCTTGCGGGATTCGGGAGGCGAAATGACTTACGATAGCACAGGTGACACCTTAGCCCATATAGGAAAAGTTGTATCCCTAATCCTTGAAGCGATGGGGAACCTTTCCGGTCGCGCTCAAAATCATGACAAAAGCAAACTGGAAGAACCTGAAAAGTCTATGTACGACGAGTTCACCCCGAAACTTCGTGAACTCACTTACGGGAGCGACGAATACAAAGAAACCTTGAAGCAGATGGGAGTTGCTCTCAAACACCACTACGAAAACAACTCTCACCACCCCGAATACTGGGACAACGGAATCAACGGAATGTCCCTGCTGGATTTGCTTGAGATGGTCGCAGACTGGAAGGCGGCAAGCCTGCGTCACTCCGACGGGAGCATTGTTGAATCTTTGAAGATAAACAAGGAACGCTTCAATATTTCAGACCAACTTTACGAAATCCTTGTAAACACGGTCGAGGAGATGGACTGGTGAGTAGACAAAGAAAACACGGTGTTTCTCCCCAAGTGGACGTAGTAATCGTCACTGGCGGGCGTTGGGATTTCCTGAGAGAGTGCCTAGATGCCCTGCCCGACAACGTGAACGTATTCCTGATTGACAACGCCTCGGACGCCGAGGAGCGTATCTCCAACGCCGAACTCTTTGAGGGTCTACAAACCAAGCGGTTACAGAAGCCCCTCGGTTACGCCGCCGCCAACAACGAAGGTGCGCGCATGGGTTCTGCTCCCTACATCCTGTTCCTGAACGACGACTGCATCCTACAGGAGGGGGCAATCGACAAGATGGTCGAGACCCTGAAAAACCCCCAAGTCGGCATCGTCGGCGCAAAACTGACATTCCCCACCACGTCTACCCACCCCAACCGTCCGGCGGGCAAAGTCCAGCATGTAGGGCTTGCCTTGAATATTCGGGGCGAGGTTATTCATCCTCTGGTCGGCTGGTCTCCCGATAACCCGAAAACCTGCGTCACAAGGGAGGTCTGGGGTGTAACGGGGGCTTGCCTGATGACTAAGAGACAGGTGTTCAACAGACTGGGGGGCTTCGAGGTAGCCTACGGGATGGGGACGTATGAGGACGCGGATTACTGCCTCAAGGTGCGTTCCTCTGGATTGAAGATTATTATGAACGCCGAGGCGCGCGGCTCTCATTATACGGGTGCGACAGCAGAGAAGAAGCAAGTCGCCTTTCCTTTGCAGTTCAACTCCATGACATTCAAGAGTCGATGGCTAAACTCTCCCCTCATGTCGTGGGGCAGTCCCAACCCTAGTGACTGGAAGGGGGAGGCAGATTTCTGGTAACCTTGATTGGACATAACCCCCGCAGACAGTAAAATTAACCTATGAACGTCTATCCGTATAATTCGCCTATCATCTTAAATGACAATATCTTCATTCAATACGGCGGGACAACCGGCTCCTTCAATGCCGCCCAACGCTCCGCCGCCTACCTGATTGCTGAACAGCAGGCAACCTCGTTCCTGCATACATTCCTGCTCCCGACCATCGTGACCGGGACGTACCCCTACACTCCCCGCATTGTCACTGACTACGGTTACGTCGAACAGGTGTACGCGGTCAACATTATCTCAAAAGACCTTGTAGGTGTTCACTGTGACCTGCAAAGAAATTCGGGGTGCGTGTTTATCTGGGACGATACCTTTGGGTATCTGGATGTCGGATGTCTGTTCAATTACTGCAACTGTAACTGGAAAGTTCCCTACCGGATTGAGGTTGCTTATCAGGCGGGTTTGCCAACAGGTGTAGCCAGCCAGCCCTCTGTTCTCCTCGCGCTCACGATGGCGGCAACCATCTCCCTAAACGAAATGATTTTCCCGTCCCAAAACGAGGCTACGGGCGACGTGGGGGTGAAGGAATTCATCTCGCTTGACTATCGGGAATATCGTACCGACCTGAAAAGAACCTCTTTCGGAAACTCTGCAAAGGCGCAGAAAATTGCCCAACTTTTGGAGTCCACTATAAAGAGAGCAATTCCCTCTCTCTTGCTGAGGTAACATTGCCTGCCGGACACGTTCGCATCTGTAGACTTATCCGTTTTTCGTATCCGCAAGACGACTCTGTTGGGGGCAGTGTACCAAGTGGGACAGTTGCCTATGAAAACCTTGTCATTCGTATCAAAGCTGAAAAGGCGACAATGGCTTTATTAGAGCAAGGTGTAGACACACAACAAATTTGGAGCGCACTACTCTTTCCGGGCAATATAAATATCGAGGAGAACGACCAGATCGAAATCACCAAGCCTGACTATGGATGGTATTCAGGCAAGAAATTCAGAGTGATAGGTATCCAACGCGCGTCTGCAAGCCCCTGGCTGGACGAAAACCAAATCCGTATCACGTTAAAGCGATGGGGTGCTAGTCATGACAATAATTTGCAATAAATTATTCAGGGAGAAGTCTTTTCTTCCAGAGTTCGTAATCAGCCGTTGGTTTCTGTTGTCTCTTGGCACTCTCAAGCGCGCCTTTTGGTTCCCAGTCGCCGCCTTCTCGACCATCTGGAAGGATTGCAGATGTTGTTTCGCGAAGATGACCTTGATTGTATATGTTTCCATCCTTGTCAATTCCAGACCATCCCCAACGCTCTGTGAATTTCCAATTTATTTTCATGTTTTATCTCCTGTTGTTTGATTTTCGTATTATATACTAATATATATTTTTTGGATTAGAAACGGATTAGTATTTGGCTGACACACTTAGAGACAGACTGCGCGTCAAGGCAAAAGAATGGGCGCAACAAATTCAAAAGAAGGCAAACTCCGCCCCCGGTAAACCAAAGCACATCGAGGTTACTGCAACGTCGCCAGATTCGAGAGGGGGAGCGATAGGTTTCAATGTAAATGCTGTTTCTGAAAAAGGAGACGCCAGAGCGTATGAATACGGTTCCGGTATCCACGCCACCAGCAAGAAGCGTTCCAAGTGGCAACAGGCGGACGGCAGGATTCTAATCACCCCCAAGAAAGCTAAAGTACTCGCCTTCCCCTGGGAGAAACTGTCCGCCGACCCCGACGGGACGTGGTACGGGGGGCGGAAACTTATCAAGAAGTCAGCCACTACGGGGAAGGCTATCTTTCGTTTTGTCGAGCATCCGGGGGTCAAGCCTGCGGGGGATGGTAAAGGCTACCTTCGCCCCGCCATCGCAGAAGTCCGCAAAAGCATCCGGGGGGAACTGACGAAGGAAATGCGGGATGCTTATGTCGGCACGATAAGGAAGGCTTTTGTAAGAAAATGATTAACAATGCGATGATACAAACGGCTTGGGTTTCCAAGTTGAAAGCCAACACTAACGTTACTGCCCGCGTCCCTGCCCAAGAAATCCGAGAGGAAAAGTGGAAAGGAACGGGTTTCAACTACCCCAACATCCGCGTCAAACTCGGCATCCTTACACCGACTTTACCCAACAACACCTGTAACATCTTCAAGTCCGAGGTCACCATCCGTATCTACGAGGAGCAAAAGTCCTCGAAAACGGCGGACGAGATTGCAGGGATCGTGGCAACGGAGTTCTGGCAACACCCATTCACGGCGGGAGGGGTCAAGTTCACAGCAATCAATCTGGTGTCCGTCATGCCCGCAGATGTGCCAGAGTGGGACACGGACAGTTGGGTCGCAGAAGTCAACTTTTCGTGCTTAGTTCAAAGTGCATAAATTTATTTCTAGATATACCAAATCTGTCTAGAGTTGTATAAATCGTTCCTTCTGTAATATTGTACTTCGATGCTAATTGCGAAGGCTTCATGTTTCGGTAATCTACCAAAAAGCACTCGCGCATACTGTTATCAATTTTATGTCTTTTATTCCTTTTTTTTCTAACGTGTTCTTCGTATTGACCATTAATGTTTCTTGATATGGTAACCGGACTTACATTGAATCGTTTTGCGAGTTCACAAATTTCGTTGTGGTTATTTGCTTTCAATGAAGATATTAGAAGTTTTTCCTGATGGGAAAGCGCAAACTTGTTTCCCCTACCCCTTTCCTCTCTGTCCTCTGCGTTCTTCTTTGCGTCTCCTAGATACAAGTGATCTGGATTACAACACGAAGGATTATCGCATTTATGCAAAACCCAAGAATTTTTAGGAAATTCTCCGTTATAAAAATACCAAGACATCCTGTGCGAACCTCTTATCTTTTTTCCATTAACAGTTATAGAGCATGTTCCGTACCCTCCGTTAGCCACACTGCCGGTATAGTTCCAACAATCTTTCGCTCCCCTGATGTCAACATTATTCCAGAATTCAGCAATAAGTCTGTTTTTTTCTTTTCTAGATTTATTTTTCTTTTCCAGTATCTCTCCTCTTTCGGAGAATTTCTTCACAGATTTCCTAAGAGAGTTGGCTTCTTTACTTCCAAAAATACAAAGTATTTGCCTAATTCTCTCTCTTGTAACCCCGTGAATACTCCCTATTTCTTCAAGGGTTTTTCCAGACAAAATGAATTCAGTCAAAATAGACGGAAAGTCATTTTCTTTTATTTTCGAGCTATCCTTCGTAACCTCCACTGCAAAACACCCGCAACTTGTAGTTGTTCCAGATAACAGGCTTGTGTAATGAGGATAACAAAGGTTTCCACAGTCACATATACACTCGTATTTTCCGTTCTTAATGCCAATCCTGCCGACTTTTCGTAAAACAAAAAGTCTTCCGAACCTTCTTTTTATTATGTTTTCCATTTGGCTTCGCTCCGAAATATACCGTATTATACATCTGCAACATAAAATCTGCGTTAGAGGAATGTAAAAATGGCACACTCAAAAACCACGATTTCTGCACTTGATAAACATTTAGCGACTAGTAAAATTAATACAGAAGTTGCAGTTCGCTCAGTTTACCCCTCCCGTCTGGTGTACGTCGGGACTACATCAGGTCAAAGGTACGAGTGGGAAGACGCGGGCGCAATTGTCATGGTTCTCTCAGAAGACGTTCCACCCCTGTTGAGTAAGCGCATCGGGAGTAAGTCGTGTTGCGGCGCACTCAACGAGGACGGGAACAAAGTTTTTGATTTAGTCTAAAAGGAGGCAACATGCCCGCCTTAGTAACTGGCACTCCTCAGGGTACTCTTGTCACGCAAGAGGAAATTTATCTCGAAGGATCGCCTTATATTTTTGTCCAAGATGCGTCCGCCGCACTCCTGCGAAATCCTGACTCGGATGGGTACTACTGGGGTCTCTCCGGCTCCGTAACTTATCCAGTTCGTCAGATCGGTTGTGTGCAGGACGTATCTCTGACCGAAGGGTTGACGATGAACGAAGTCCGTTGCGATACGGTTGGTACGAAAGCGACCATCCAACGCCGGGACTACGTGGAATTCAACCTGACCGTTCTCTCGCTGTTCCCGACGACCGTTCTGGCTGTCCTGCTCAACATCTCGACCCCGACCACTGGCTCCGGGTTTGAGAAGGCTGGAATCGGCGGCATCAACAACAACCGCTTCTACCACGTTTTTGCCCCCAAGATTTACGACGAAGACACTGGCGACGCCCTGTACTTCAATCTCCACCGCGCCCAATTCGTAGACGCCTGGACGATTGATTTCAAGCAAGGCGAACCCTGGACAATTTCGGGGCTTAAGCTGAGAAGTTACGCGGATGACACGAAGCCCACGACCCAAAGGTTTGGCGTCATCGCTCGTTTCGATCCGAGCGCATTGCCGTAAAACAATAAAACCAAACCGTTGACACTCGGATTTAAAAAGTATCTCGAACTCGAAAGTTTAAAGAAAAATCTAGTAGAGGCGACTGGAAGCAGTGAATTCCCTGACAGGGTGTTCGCCTATCTTTCAGTCGCCTCAAACGTTTCTGATAAAGAAACCTGGGAAACCACCGTGTTTTCTTTACTCAAGGCTTTCAAGGAAAACCAACCGGACGGAAAACTCCCCCTCATCAAGGATGTCCCCAAAGAGAACGGCAAGCCCGTTTCCTGGGACTACGAAGGTCGCGGGTGGGCAATGTGGTCGCACATGATCGCCAAGACCTACGGATGGACTTCCGACTTCATCGCGGAATTGGATGTAAATGAAGCCTTTGGATACATTCAGGAAATCCTCACCGATGAGCAGTTGGAAATGGAATTTCAGTATTCTTTGTCGGACGTGGCTTATCCTTACAACCGAAGCACGAAGAAGAACCATTTCAAACCCCTACCTCGCCCATACTGGATGAAGGTTGCCATTCCCCCGATCAAGAAAATGAAGTTCCGCGCCGACTTCCTTCCGGTAGGACTGGTGGAGGACGTGAGCGGGATGCCGATGGAGTTCAACCCCCTGAGAGATACCGTTGTTGTTCAAAAGAAAAATCAAACCAAAGAAACTAACTCTCCGCCAAGTCCATGAACTCTACCTCGTCCTCAAACACGCTTTACCAAAAGAGGACAAGAAACTCTTGATCGACCAGACGCAGTACATTTTTCAACACGCAATCCCTGGCACACTGCTGAGTTCATTAAAGATCATGTATAAGACTTTGCCAAAGAATCTGAATGGAATTGTCGCCTCCACCTTGTTCATGAGAGGTATGAAAGAAACGAAATTCTTTTCTTATGTAGACTTCCTTCGAGGACTGAATAGCAGACGAGATAGTAACCCAAAGACTTGAGTTCGACGCTTCTCAAGCCATACAAGCCCTAAAAGATGTTCAAGAACAGGCTGAAACAGTAGCCGGAAAAGCAGAACTCCTTAACAGAAAGTTACAGGACTATTCTCGTTCGCTTGGGCAAAATTGGAAAACAACCCTTGCCCAGATAAAGGAACAGGTTGGCGCAGGGGAAGACCCCTTTACTGGTTTTCAGACACCAGCAGGACAAAAGCAAGGCGTCTTTGTTACAGACGAAGTTTTCAAGCAGACCGAAGCCTTAGCGAAGGCGGCGCAGGCAAAGAATAGATTTGCCACAGAAGATTCAAACGCCGCGAAATCAGAAATGAATTTCGACGGTTCTGTCAAGGAAGCCAATGTTTCCATAGGGGAGCAGATAAAGAAACTTCAACTCCTCACGTCCGAACTGAATAACCTAAAACGTCCACAAACCGTCGCTCCTGCCAATTCAAACTCACCAACACCCACAGGATTCGGAGAGCAATTTACGAATCTTTCTTCTTACCAAGAGAAACTTCAACTCGTCCAGAAAACAATCTCCGATCTACAGAAGAAAACCAATCTCCCCCTCAAGGACATTGGGAGAGAGTTAGGAAAATCTTTCCCCGAACTCCTCCAAGACACGAACCTCGTTTCTACTGCCATACAAAACCTCTCCAACGAAGCGCGAGGGTTATCTGCCTCTTTCAAGCCCGTCCAGCAGACCATCGCGGAAGTAAACGCCGCCCTGAGTGAACTGCAAGCCAGAGGCAAGATCAACCTCGCTGGAACACCTGCCGAAGTGTCTGCCAGTTTGCAGGATACGATCAAGGAAGTTTCTGCCCAGACAGGCGCGAACTATGAAGACGTTGCCGCAGGACTACAGAGGATGGGGGTTTCTGCAAAAGACGCGCAGGCGGCATTATCGGTTGTCAATAAGGAACTGACCAACCCCTCCGCCGCCCAGTACGCCCAGAGACTTCAAGTCCTGCAAGGAGAACTTGCCAGCCTATCGACTGCGAAGGCGGGGACATCTGGGTTTGAGGGGCAGTTCCAGGGTCTTGCGACCTACCAGGAGCAATTAAAACTCGTCCAAACAACGATTGCCAACCTGCAAAAATCGACCAACCTGCCCTTCAAAGACGTGGGCGCGGAACTGGGAAAGTCCTTCCCTGAACTCTTGAAGGATACCAACCTAGTATCCGTTGCCGTCGAGAACCTGACCAAACAAAATCAAGGTCTCTCTGCTTCGTTCAAAAACGAGACACAGCAAATTGAATTAGTGCGCGCCGAACTCACGAAATTGCAGGCGGCGGGCAAATTAAATATTGGCGGCAGTAATCAACAGACCGTCAACCAACTCAAAGAAGTTATCAAGACCGTTTCTCAAACTACAGGCGCGCAGTTTGGGGAAGTTGCCAAGCAACTTGAGGCAATGGGCGCACCTGCCGCACAAGCGCAACTGGCAGTCAAGGGACTCAATCACGAACTATCTGTCGGCACACAGGAAGCCAAAGGGTTTCGAGCCGCGATAGATGTTGTTCGGACTGCCCTTGGTACTCTAGTTGCCCTTGGCGTCTTCCAGTTCTTCCAACTCATTCAGACCACGATTTCTGACACCATCAAAGACTTGCAGGGGATGGAAGGCGCACTTTACAACATTCGCAACGCCGAACGGATTTTGTCTCAGCAGGGCGTAGACATAAGCCCTAAAGACCTGCAAGAGACGATTAATGCTTTACAACAACTCGACCCAATGCTTTCCAAAGTAGATGCTACTAAAGCCGTTTCGTCAGTCGCGTTGTTCACAAAAGAACTTGGTTTCAATAAAAAACAGATCGCCAGTTTAGCCGAAGACATCACTGTTCTCGCTGTAAGAAACAAGGCATTGGGACTCTCGTTTGAGCAAGTCCAGTCCCAAGTTTTGACCGGACTCCTCACAGGTCGTTCACAAGGGATTCGAGACTTAGGTGTTTCTATCTCTGACGATGCCATCCAAGCCGAAGCCCTGCGTCTGAAACTTGTAGAGACCTCTAAGGCTTACCAGAATCTTTCCGGTGACGCAGAGACAAAAGTAAAAGCCGCCGCCACTCTCTCTATTCTTGGTAAATCTACCGACCAGGAAAAGAAAGACCTCGATGCCTATTTCAATTCTGTAGAGGGACAAGTTGGCAAGGTGCAAGCCGCGTGGCAAAACTTTCTAACCACCATTGGGGGCGACCTTGCTCCTGCTCTGATTCAGTACTTCAAGGGTCTGGTTGTTCAGCTTCAAAATCTAAACGACTGGTTAGTAAAAAATCAGGGAACAATAAGACAAACCGTCGCTCTTATTTCGGGACTCATCGCCGCAGGCACAAAACTAAACGAAATCAAGGGAGAGGGATTCTTTAGCCGCCTCAACGTTGCTAAGAATTTGAAGGAAGTCTCAGATGCCTTCAAGCAAGGCGTAGCAGATGCACAATCCTATACAACCGATTTCGGACAAGCACTTGACACCCCAACCGCCGCTGTAGAAAACTTTGCTGGTGCGCTCGACAGTATCGACACATCAAAGGCTCAGAACGCCCTTCGGGATATGTTGAAGTCCCTCGAAGACCTGCAAAAGAAAATGGAACAGTCTGAGCAGGATTTCCAACTCAAACTCCAACGCTTCGATCAGGATTCGGCAATTGAACGCGAACACATTGTCGAAGACTACAACCTCAATGTCCTGCAAACACAGCGGCAATTTGCCCTGCGCCAGAAGGAAGCCAACGACAAGTACCGCCAGAAGGAAAAGGATGACGAACGCAAGTTTCAGGAACAGATGCGGCAACTGCGCGAGAAGTTCCTGTATGACCTCGAAGATGCTCTAAGGGAACGTGACGCCAAACAAGTTCTGCGACTCATTGATAAGTACAACATGGAAAAGCAGAACATGATTAATGAGAACAATCTGCGGAAGAAGGACGCGGACGAACAGCACAAGCAAGACCTAGAGCAAATGAAGGCGCAGGAAGCCGAGCGTCTACAGGAGATGGCAGAGGAAGAAGCTGTCCGCCTGCAACGCTTCGATGAAGAACAAGCCACAAAGCGCGCGCGCATGGAACAAGACCATGCGATTGAAATGTCAAGAATGGAAGACCAGAAGAAAGAAATAATCCAAGCCGCCTCCGACAAGATTGCCGAAGAATATAACTTAAACGCGGACGCCGCACAGAAATTATATAACTTACTTAATGGCTACTATGGCACAAATGGTTCTCTGGCAAACCTTACTGCACAGGGGTATCAAGCCATGCTTGGTCAAGCAAGTGGGTTTTTACAGCAAATCGCGGCTGTCATTGCCCAGTATCAGGGCACGTTGGCAGGATTCGGAGGTTCGTTCTCTGGTTTCAATTTTTCAGGACAGATGGGAACAACGAATTTGGGAACTTACGTCGGTGGTCTTGCCAAAGGCGGACAGTTCGTCGCCACCAAGCCCACCACAGCGACCTTCGGTGAGGGCGGGGAGCCGGAACTAGTGACCATCACACCCCTCTCGAAACTCGGTTCCCTCAAGAGTAAACAGCCTTTGAGTGGCGTGGACGGAATGAACGGTAACAACGGGCAAACTCGGATTGCAGTCGATTTGAACTTGTCCCCGGATTTGGAAGCGCGCGTAATACAGCGTTCGCAAGATGCCACAGCCGACGTTGTGAGCCGGATAAACAGGAGTAAGAATAGATGATAGGTTTCAACGGAACAGGACTCATGCTCGCGCCGTCATCGGCAGGATGGGTGACACAGGATTCGTTAGGGATAGGCGGGAATGGCGTGGCTATTTATCCCCGTTTACGTGAATTCCAAATGACATTCAACTTAGAATCACAACAGGAATTTTACGAACTGTTGACCTATTTCAGCATCATGGCAACAGGAACGGTTGTTGCCCGATTGCCCGATTTTCGCGGAAGCGTATTCGGTTATAAGGATTTCAGTGGCACGATTCTGCGTCAGCCTGAATTTACAGAATACTTCGCAGAGGAGTTTTTAACGGAAGTTAAATTGGTTTTATTGGTGCAAGCATGAAACTGTCTGATTCGCAATTAGCGACAGCCCGTCAAAAACCACAACAAACGAAATTATTTCTTTCCATCTACAAACCACGCGTCGTTTTCAAGGCACTTGTAAACGGTGCAGTTACTCGCGGGGCAAGGACTATTCCTTTTGACACAGTAACGATTGGAAGTTACACAGATGTTAAAGTAGACCAAACAATGATTGTCTATGACGGGACAAATCCTTCCAGAGAAAAAGGAAGAGTCAGAGTTCGTTCTACAAGCAGTATAGAATTTGTTGTAGCCGAAAATTCCGATGTGTCTTGGGCTGATAATGACATAATTTCCGTCGTAAACGCATGGGGCATCTTTGCTCGCTATCCTCGTATTATTCACAATTCTGCCAATTTTGACGCAGTTGTCTTCCTCAAGGATTACGACATCGTTTACACTAATGCCAACAGCATCCTCGGAACCTTCGTCAACGCAGGCAGTCACCGCGCGGTGTTCCGAGACTGTTCCTCCGGCATCGCTCAATCAGACTGGTCTTCGTCAGGAACGTACAATCTTGTTTCAGGAACCCTATCCTACTTCTGGACATTCGAGGGCGGAACCCCCTCCACGTCTACACTCGCCAACCCCGGCACGGTTTCCTATGCCTCCCCAGGTCACTACGTAACGTCCCTGAGCGTTTCTGGCTCGAATGGGTCTATTGACCCCACCTATCGCTATATCTCCGTCTACGACTATCCTGGTTGCGGGACGGGTACTCCGCCTCTCAAGTGGGAACTCAACTCTCTGGACGGCTCGCGCGGCGAAAGCGGCTACACTGCCCAAATCACCCTGCATGAAGTGATAGACATTGCCGAGGGAGACGTTGTCGTTATCTTTGCTGAGAACTGGTACGGGTCAGAGAAGGTTTCCTTTGGCAGAAATCCAACCAACGTAGTTTTCTCTGGCTATATTCTCGATGACTCCATTCGGATAAACTACAAGAAAAATACTGTAGAACTTTCGGCAGGTTCCATTTCCGCCATCATGAAACAGGGCGAAGGATTCTCCTGTTCAGTTGAATCCAAAGTCACCCCGACTACGTGGTTTGAACTCAAGGACATGGATGTCAGGCGGGCTATCTATCACTACCTACGATGGCACACAACTGTCCTGAACGTAACCGATGTGCAATTTCTTGGGGAAGATAAGAAGATTCAATTCTACGATGCAGACCGAGGGTCTTTGTACGACGCCATCGACTCCTTGATTCGTTCCGCCCTTGTCGGTTCCGTTATCTCGGACAAGCAGTCTAAGTTGTGGCTGGAAGTGGACGCCTACGCACAGCCGAACGCAACCGGAACATTTCCTCCGGTCATGTCAATTGAAAAACGCGACTGGATGAACGAACCTCGCATCGAGGAACAACTTGCCAACACCACCTCATTTATTGAGATGGGCGGGATTGCTTATGCGGGTTCAAATACCGGAACATTCTCTGCCCTCATGACAAACGCCCCCGGCAACGCCCCCTCCTATCGCGGCAAGGTTGAGCGCACACAGGGTCTTGCCCTTACAGATCAGGCACAACTCAACCAACTGGCGGGAAACGTTCTGGCTTTCAAGAACGCCAAGTTTCCCTCAATTGATATGGACATGACGGGTAACTTCTCTCACCTCGACATCGCTCCACAGGAAGCAGTTCAAATCGACATAAGTTCCGACGACAACGTGCGTGGTAGAAATATTTCTTCTCTCTATATCCCGTCCTCTATTTCGTGGACATGGGACGCAAGTAACCAGACATTCCTCCCGCGTATAACATTTTCCATCATCACAACCGGAGAGGCAGGGGAGACCATCCCCATCCCCGACATCCCTCCCTCGCAGGGTTTCGACAACCCTACCTATCACGCCTCTGCCTTCCCGTCTTCTTTCTTCCCGCCCATCCCGTCGCCTACGGGAACGACGGTGGACTTCGGAGCCGCGTGGTGGTTTGGGGGGACTTCTGGAAAATCCAGTGTAGGCAGTGTGCTGAATGGAATAACTACATACTCCCTGAATGATGAAACGATAGGCTTTCTGGTTTCCAAGCGCGGGCTTTATTCTGTTCACGCCCACCTGATTACCAACAGCGACAATGCTGGTGACTTTGTGGATACCGTGTTCTATATCACCCAAAGTCCCACAAGAGGCGGCGACACTACGGGTGCGAACGGGTTATATGGCAGGCAACTCAACGACCCAGGGGCAAGTTTTGGAGGCAATAACGTTACTCTTTCCGGTATCCTCCTGATGGACGCAGGTGACAGTTGCGAATCTCACTTCGGCGGGGTCGCAATCGGAAACCACATCAACGGTCACAGTTTCCATATCTACAGAATTTGTGACATCCCGCCGGAGATGCTGTAATGGACAGACTCGAAAAAGCCCTCCGCACACAGGACAAGTCCAAGCAGAATAAGAAGACGGAACTGGCAGGGACGATGGGGGTCAACCTGAACGGGATTGAGGTGGTCGAGGTTCCCAATCGCCCCGGCTTCGTGTACGTCATGCTCAATACCAAAGAGCAGGAACTTATTCAGGCGTTCAACGATAAGGTTTCGGAACAGTTTGGCTTGGCAGTTATCGTTGTCTGGAATGTCAATCGTTATGAGGTCATTCGGAAAGATGACCTGCGTTATGCGACGTGGAACTCGTCCTTCCTGCCCAAGCATGGTCACTCCCATTCCTTCGACCCCGATAACGGCGGCGGCGGGGATGTTGCCTTCATCTTCTCCAAGCAGTTCGTTCCCCTTAGTCTCGTCCCCTCTGGTACGTTCGGTGCGCCCAACGCCATCGTCGCGTCCTATCCGCAATTGAACTCTGGCTGGCACTTCATTCCCGATAGTCCAACTCCCAACATTGTCAATCATCGCCCAACAAACCACTTAGCCAAAATGGTTCTAGTCTGCATGGACTGGGACTCAAGGACTACGCAACTGATTGTGGGAACGGGGATGTTCTCGGCAAACCTGACCGGAACTTCCGATGTTCTTCCTTACCTTCCAGTAACGACAGGCACAAACCAGATGCCGATTGCGGGCGTCCGCTTGGTCTCTGGAACGACTGCGGTTACCTGGCAGAACATATATGACGTGAGACAGTTCTTCAATTCATCCGTAGGAGGCGGAGGGGGCGGGGGCGGCGGAACAGGAAGCGCGGCGTTTGCTCAATACTACAGCCAAGTCACCACCATTATGACAGGTACGGTTGTTACACAAAACAACTTAGACCTCAGGGCGATAGTCATTGACGATAGCAATATAACTACCGTTGTAACGAATACTCGGCGCGGCGTTCTTAGATATGGTTGGTACAACGTCAGCGCGTGGGTGGACATCATATCTGTAGACAGCAATCCTTTCAACGGATACGCCACCGTAACAATGTTGGGACAGGTTGTTCCCAGGGGATATTCCACTGCTGACGACATATCCGAAGATACTATCTTTGTGAACACGATGGTAGAGTTATTTCCAGGCGACGCCATTCAGATCAATCTTGAAAATGGCACAGGAAAACGAATCACTGCCGATGTCATAGAACTGGACTTGGTAGAGGTGGGGGTGGGAGGCGGAGGAACCGCAACCGTCAACATGAACCAAGTCTTCTCAGTTGGCATGATGGGTTGGGACGAAGGTGTTCCGCTTGGAACTGGTACAGTCCTGAACTTCGTAGGCGCAGGGGTTACGGCTACGCTTTCGGGGACGGTGTTCAACATAGATGTATCAGGAGGTGGGAGTGGAGGAACGGGATTTGTTCCGTATGTGGGCGCAAATCAGACCGTTGATTTGGGTGGTCAAGCCTTGTTTACTTCGGGGATATCCAGATTTGGAACAACCCAAATTCAAGAGAATTACCATCTTCACCTCGGCGCAAACCACCAGTTATTTTCCTTTGACACAGATACCTTCCCGACCAATAGTTATATCGGGTTCGGAGATGGAAACGGAGGCAATCTTCGCCTGCTGGAAATCTACGACGACAGTTTCGGGATAACCAACGGACAGGGAACAGGAGCAGTCTTTGTTGCAGGATGGGACGCCAATCATCAACATATCATTGGTCAACTTGGCGACATCGAAGCGCAAGACTTTGGAAATTACATAGAAGTAGGTCGATCAGGAACAGTTTTCAAGAGAGATGGATTCAATCCACAAAATTTCTACGTCAATCTCTCCGGCACAGCCCTTTCCAATGGTGTTCCCCTCGTCAAAGAAGCCCCTGCCGACGGGCAAGTGTACGGACGACAGAAAAACGGGTGGGTCGTCCTGCAAACAGGAACGGTTTCAGGAGGCGGAGGAGGAATAGACACTCTCGGCTTCGCTGGAATGGACGAGGGGATACCACTCGGAACGGGAACAGTTTTGAATGTTCGCGGTTCTCGCGCGGTTCTCTCTCGAAGCGGGACGGTATTCGCTTTCGACATCTCTCCTGATCCCATAGACAACATCGGAATCTTTGCTCTCGATGACGGGGTAGTAGTTGGGACAGGCTCCACTGTGAACTTCGGAAGTAACCTGTCAGTCGTTCGGACGGGTACGACTCTGTTTGTGGACGCGGTGACAGGAGCGAGTGGAGGCGGAAGTTTATTAGGGATTATGGGATGGGATGAAGGCACACCTGTAGGGACAGGGACAATCCTAAACGCTACCGGACAGAGAGCAACGCTTTCCCTGTCGGGTACGGTTCTCAATCTAAACATTTCTCCCGACCCCGCCGAACTCATCGGAGTGTACGGACTCTCGAACGGTGTTCCTCTTGGGACGGGGACGTGGATTGACTTCGGGACTAATCTAACTGCCACGATTTCAGGAACGGTAATTCGCCTAAACTCCACGCCTCCTACAGGAACTTTTACCATCCAAGACGAAGGGGTTACACAGGGAAATGTTTCCACTATAAACTTCGTGGGAGCAAACGTTCAGGCAACTGTCTCTGGAAACACGGCAACTGTAAATGTTACAGGCTCGGCGGGAGGCGGGTCGTCTACGCTTTATCTTGAAGCAAACCGCACCACCAACCAGACTTTGACCAACGGCACTACAGACATTGACTTCAATAATATAACCACCAATGTAGGCTCTGCGTGGTCGTCGGGAATCTTCACTGCCCCGTCTACAGGAATCTACATCTTTTCTGTGGGTCTTTGTAGTGTGAACACGTCAAACGTTGTGTTTGCACTATATCTCAACGGGAGTGCAAAGGTGGACGGGATGTTCCAGGCTACATCGGGACAGCGACTTGGCAGTACGTTTATAGAATCACTTACAGCAAACGATACAGTGAAGTTCAGGAGTCTAGTTAACTGTACTCTTGACTCAAGTTCCAGTCACTTGAATTGGATTCGGATTGTAAAGTTAGCCTAGCGAACAAAGGAGATGATTTGCGATGTAGGTTCTGTAATGGAAAAGTGATACGACGGGGAAACAGAAATCACAGAGTAAGAGTACAGTGTACGAAATGTGGAAGATACGACACCCCATCGAGGCATCCGAGGAGCGCGAAGATTTTGCTCCTCGACATCGAAACGCTTTACATGGAAGTCAAGGGGATTTGGGACTTGAAGACCGAGTACATCCGACCGGAGAATATCGTCAAGGACTGGTCGATTCTGTGCTACGCCGCCAAGTGGTTGTTTGAACCCGAAATCATGGGGGCGGTCGTAACTCCGAAGGAAGCAGTCACCCGCGAGGAAGGTTCCATCCTCGGCGGCATCTGGAAACTGATGGACGAGGCGGACATCATCGTCACCCAGAACGGAATCAATTTCGACATCAAGAAACTGAACACCAAGTTCCTTAAGTACGGATACAACCCGCCCTCGCCGTACCTGAATGTAGATACCTACCGGGTATCCAAAGACAAGTTCTCGCACACCTCGAATGGACTGGACTTCCTCGGCAAGACCCTGCTTGGGATAGACGGGAAAATCAAGATGACGATAGATGACTGGGACAGGTGCGCGAAGGGCGACAAGGACGCTCTTACAAAGATGCTTGTTTATTGCAAGAAAGATGTCGCTCCACTCTTAGAGGACTTGTACCTAAAGTTCCTGCCCTGGATTTCCAGTCATCCGAACCTAAACATCTACACCAATCATGATAAGGACGTTTGCCCGAAATGTGAAGCCGCTGATTTGAAGTGGTCTACGCAGTACCCCACCCCTACAGGTTTGTGGCTTGGTTTCCGCTGTAATGTATGCGGGGCGGTAGGCAGGGGTTCCAAAGCGGAGCATAAAATCAAAACGGCGGCAATAAGGTGATGGTTGTGACGAGTGGGGCAGGGAGATAAAATTAACCCATGACAAACTTCTGGGCTGACGCAGTAAAAGAGTTCCTGAAATACGTGCTTGTCTTTGGAGTAGGCGGGGCGATAGCCTTGATTCTAGCGCGGGGGGTTGATTGGTGGTCAAAGACAAGGCAGGAACGTTTTTCAGAAACTTTGGATAAACTCCTGCATACGACTGAGATGACCGCCGAGCAGTACATCGAGAAAATGGAACTCATCACAAAATTAGACCAAGAAACCACGTCTCTTAGAAGCAAGGTACGAGGACTGGATGAAGCAGGAATAGAGATGGTCAGGCTTCGCTCTCAGGATGCCAAGAAAATAGATGAACTTATCCGACACCGCAACGAGCGCGAGAGCAGGATTAGCGCGCTGGAAAGCGATGTCAGGATACTTCACGATCAGGTTGTGGATTGGGAGACGAAGTACAATGCCCTGCGCGACAAGTACAACAAGGCAATCGAAATTACCGTCCACGCGCTAGAGAAAGCCGGTATCGAAGTTCCCGATGAACTCGTCCTCCTCCTGGGGGACTCGATTGCCAAGTTCAAACTCCCCAAACCGAAGTGAAGTTTTGGATACTTAAGTACACCCCGCTTATCGCAGGCAGTAGCGTCCTGCTTTATTTGCCTCAGGGTTCGGTTGTGGAGGGGGAGAGGAGTGGGGAATATTCCAACGTATCGTTCATCACGCGCAATAAGAATTATTCAGGGACAGTCTATTCTAATTACTTGGAGGAACTGACTTACGAGTTTCCAGAAAACACAGTGTTTTCATGGTCTCAGACCCCCTATCCTTATGACGCCGCACAGTATATCGTGTGGAAGAACAACGTGCAGTTCAATCTTTGTGGGGAGGCTTCCATTTGCTACATCTTTGGCGACACGATTGAGAACATGCTAACGAAGTGGGAGGCGAAGCCTGTCTCTGTGTTCCAGAGGATTTTTCACGGGGGCAAAGCTAACACGACGGGGATTTCAGACTTGAAGGATATGGTTGCTGTTTACGGGGGAGAAACGGAACTCCTGAGTAATCTCCTCAAGGATAAATCTGTCCCCATCCTGTCCCCGCGCCGTTTACAAAACGCGGTAAACGAATGGCGTATAGTCATTGCATGTCGCATCTCAGGAGCCACAGGGGAACTCAGAGCGTCCGGTATCCCGCATTGGGTCGTCTTGGACAAAGTGATACCAGACGGCATCAACCGTGGGTTCGTGGAAATCTGGAACCCGTTTGGTGGGCGAGGGGAGAGGTACAGTTGGCGGGAGTTCTCAGAGTCCGTGTACCCGCCGTATGGGTTGGCGATAAAACCCGCTTAGGATATTTTCCTACCACCACCAGGGACGAACAAAGCAAATCAACCCGTGAAAAAGACACACGGGTTTACCTATAACGGCAACTACAAAGCAGAACATAGCGAACAGGAATGTAAATACTCCTAACGAAACACTAAACCAAACATATTTTCTGTTCATCTTTTCTACCCTCCTATCGGCACATCTTCCGGTGAACATCGAGTGGCTGGATACCAGCCCGTCAGAAAGTCTCGTATCCTGTGCAGGATGTAGAGAACTCTGGATTTCACAGGGGACAACCACACTTGGGGCAACAGTCCTTGCCGTTGATTGTGACAGGAATCATGAACTGGGCTTTACAGACCTTACATAAGTATTTCACAATGCGTAGTTTCATTTATAATTCTCCTCTAGGTTCGTCGTCAAAACAACTATGTCCAGAAAAAACTTCTAAAAATCTATTCGTATCAGGACAACACCAGTAATGATAATGATAATCAACTCGCTCCCCAGTTTCGGTGCTATATGCTTGGTAAATCTTTTTCCTCAGAACTAACTTCTTTCCGCACTTCCTGCAATACACAGGGGCTTCACAGTCTTCGCATTTTTTCATTTATGCCTCACAATAGAATACATATTCTCTGCCAAACGTAACCCTGCCCACTAGCAGGAACCTATGCCTACCTTCCTCGTCGTGGACAAGGTGGCGACTCAGGGGGACAGGCTTGCCGCCCCCCGGCATCAGGGCGGGGTTGTTCACTGTCAGCACAAGGCAGGCGTCGGGGGACAGGTCGGGGTAAATCTGGGCGAGTAAGTCTCTGGCTCCGCTAATGGGTTTGGTTCTCATTCTTTAGAACTCTTTCTAGGGAGTAGCCACGCCTCTCGCACTCGACGGCGAAGACGTAGTACCACCTGTGATAACTAGAGCGCGGGTTGTCAACACAACGCTTGCTCCAATTGTAGTATTCCCTTGTCAACTCCACCAGTCGCTTGAGGGGGACGAGGCGGGGGGAGGTGACGCAATCTATAATTCTCATTTCTCTCTATCATTAACTATAATATTCAATAGGATTAATAATACAAAATTCCAAAAATTTGCGTATAGTTACTTAGTATCCTAGAAAATCTCTCTTGCTATCTTGTACCCAAATACCGAAGACAGGTACAGCAACTTAGTCAACGTCGCCCAGTACACCACGTAGAGGGCGGCAATCAGAAAAACGTCCACTATTGTCCGTCCTTGAGTTCCAAGAGCATCCTCTGGGCTTCGCCTCGCGTGACGTGAGTGAACAACGTCGTCTTCTGGTTTCCGTCCAGGTAGCACGTGTAGTCAACGCCGCGATGATTGACTTCCAGAATGTCCACCCGCCTGTTGTTTACCCAACCGGAATACATGGTGGCGAACTGGTCGATCTTCTTCTGCTGGAAAAATTCGACGCCTAAGTCCATTAGAACCCCAACAGTTTCAAGATTGCAATGGAGACGACGGCTACTATCGAGAAAATAATTCCGCGCTCGAATAGAGATATTTCCGGGTTGGTTTCGTAATCTTCTTGGATGTCTGCTACTTTTTTAGGTGTCATTATTTCCTCTTTATCTCTCGGATGATTTTTACGATTTCATCTGAGTAATTCGACAACATAGTAATGATTCCACCAATCACAAGTCCTATCACGATTAATATCATTGCGATGTCATTTGCGTTCATCTTTTATTTCCTTTCTCCACTCTCCCGTCAGTATCTCTCGCTGGCTGAACCGGGGCTTCCACCCCTTCTCCGCCACCTGTTTACTGTAGATGTCAAGCAACTGGGAGCGCAGTTCCAGCATGTCGTCCACCGAGTACCTTACATGCTTCTCGGCATCATCATCTATCCGCAGTCTCTCCGCCTCCCCAAAATTCTCAATGAACCACGTATCGTAGTAACGCCATTGATTCGGCATGGAATGTCTTTGATTACACGCGGAGCATTGTGTGTTCACATTGAATAAATCGTACTTCACCCCCTCTTTTACCCTCGTAATCAGGTGTCCGGGTTGCATTACTATGCTGTGACCGTTCTTGGGAGCAGGACACACGCAGAACCCGTCCCGCAGGAGGACGATAGAGCGCACAAGCCTGTCCAGTTCGCGCTCAAGCAGTTGGCGGGAACTCTTGCGGCGGGCTTTCTTTACTTTCTTGACCTTGATAGGTTTTGGCTTCGCTAATATTGTCATGAGAAAACACCGTGTTTACTTGAGAACTACGTCACCTTCTTCGAGGGGTTGAGTCCAACTCCAAGAATTCCTATTAACAACGACTTTATGCCAGCCGTTGATTTCCATATTAGAAATAAGTATGTCGTTACTAGAGTCATTCTGTGCCTTCAAGTCATCGACGGTCAACACATCCCCGCCAAGATAGTACATCCCGCTCTTGGAAGTCTGTCTGGGATTGAAGTCTTCGTCGCCGCGCTCAAGGGTTGTGAAGTAGAAACCATAAGGCAGGGCGTTGTGCCTCTCAATGATTTGCCCCGACATTTCCATTGCCTTATCAACATCCCAAGAGTCAATCTCTTTGGTTGTTTCCTCTGCGACAAAAGTACCCGGACTAAGAAACGTTACAAAATGCTTTTTCATTTTTCTCCTTTACTTCGGGGTAGCCCCTAGTTTTCTGATCGCCTTCCGGTGTACCCACTCCATGAGTTCAGCAACCTCTGGATTCTCGTACACCTTCGGCTCGTAGTAAACAAACTTCCCATGCGCCGTATACGCCCACACGACTCCCTCTTTGTCCACTTCAAACTTGCAGAACTGGTTGCGAGGCGTCGTGCCTTTGATTTCGTGCAATTTGACGGAGATGTCCTGGGGATAGTAGGCGTCTGCCAGTTCCTCGAAACGCGACTTGCCACTCGTACCCGTCTCGGTCAGGTCGTACCCGTCCTCCACCGCGTTCGCAATCTGAATTTTGCTACGGAATGGCATCATCTGTATGGCAGGCAGGACATTATCCGGCACGACATCGTACATTCTTTCAACTCGGATGTGCCTCTCGATGGTCGTGCTGTCCAGGGTGGTCGAGGAACGCATGGCTTCAAAGAACGTCATGCCGCTGTATTCTTTGGGCTTGTCCTCCTCGAACACTTCCTCCATCGCGGGGATTACGGGGTCGAGAGTTGAGTCGATCTTGTTCTTCAACTCCACGACCAGTTTGCAGAACTCGAAGCCTACATGCAGGTTTCTGGATTGGCGTATGTATTCAGCAAGTCTCTCAGGTTCACTGAGGTACTTTGTGACGGCGATTTCTTCGGTCATTTACAACTCGATAGGTTCCACGCACTCAAGGGAGAATCTCAAAGCGGACATTTCTTCTTCCAAGCCTGCTATCTGGGTTCCTAAAGAAACGATCTTGTTTACTTTTTCGCGGTTCTCCGGTGTGTCTTTGAAAACATCAGACACAAAAAATTTCTTGCGCTCAACCTTTCCGCGCGAGTCTTTGCAGGAAACCCAAATCATTCCCGATCCCCCGTAACGACTTTCCCCTGCCTGCTTTAAGGTCGAAGTACCTTCGATGAAACTTGCGTAGTGACGATCATTGAAGAACAGGACGGTCACGCGCGGTAGAGACTTCTCTTTCTCGGTCTGCTCACGGATTGCCGCCTTCGCTTCCTCGACAGTTGGATACGAGGTTCCAAGATCGGAACATGCAATTTTCCCATCGTCATCGAGACGGAGAGCGTATTCCTTGCCTGCGTATTTGTATTTCATTCTTCCTCTTTCGTTTCAAATTCCTTGACTTCCACCACCTCCCCGTCCACCTCTGCGCTCACGAACGGCGGCGGCGGGTTGCCATGCTTGGCGTAGTACTCAGAGAGTGCTTTGGCGACACTTTCTGGTAACGGTTCATTGGGGATGATGACGTAAATCATAAGCCGATTACAAGTCTCTTTTCTTCTGGAATCATGTTGACAATTTCATCAAACGTCGGCGCAGTTCGTTTCCCCTCGTACTCATCAATGATTGCCTGCCAGTTCGCGAACTCATGAGTAAACACAGGGCGACCCAAGACTCTGCCGACAGCCACATGAAACACATTGAACGGCAGGCAACACTTTCTTTGGTACAACTGGAATTTTACAACTTCCTCGTCCGACCAATCTTTCCACTCCCCTCCTTTGTAAATCTCAATCGCCTGTTCCTTTGTCAATTGCTTCATTTTGTCTCCTTGAAAAATTAATCGTTCTCTCTTTTTTCTTTCCAAACAAAACTCTGTGTTTTCTAGTTTACTACATATCTACGAAAATAGGATTAGAAATAAATTAGCGTTTCATGTGTTTTGAAGCCTTGCGCGCCATTTCAAGGATACGAGCGCGAGGCGGAACGTCATTCGGGGTCTTGTTAAACCTATCTGACCAGTATCCGCTTCCCCCGCCCCCTGCCATCTTCTCGGCGGCTCTCTCAATCCACCAATGAGGTTTGTGGGGGAACAGGATGTGGAACGTCTCATGATACAGAGTATTTTCCTTCGCCTTCCCCTCCAACCAGCTTTGAACAGAAATAATGCGATACTGAACCGAGGCGATTCCGTAACTCCCCCGGATGGAAACACCCTCGACTTTGGCAAATTGCTCCTCGGACACAAGAAACACAGGAGGGTAATCTAGTTCTTTTAGTATCTTCGCAAACATTCTATCCATTCAAAACTCCAATCAACTACTCACCACGTCTTTACTAAGTATCTCGATCCCCACCGTCTCAGCAGGCAGGGCGTGAGTAAACCTGTACCAGTCGCTCTCAGGACACTCCTTGTACGCTTCTTGGCAGACGGGACAGAGAGAGACACGCGGAAGGCGGGTGGGAGAGTTCTTCTCTTTGTCCGCCTTCGCCCGGTTCACGACGACCTCACGCGACTCCTTGCACATGAGTCTGCCGTTGTAGACGATGTGTCCGGTCAGGTACACGTTCTTGCTGTGTACCTTGCCTTCAAAGTCCAACTGCTGTTCAACTTTGACCGGATAAAAGTAAGAAAACTTAGTGTCCATTTTTTAGCCTCTTGATCTTCTTGTTCACGCGCTCGAACTCCCGCTTCCCCACAGGCATACGGATACCCCTGCCCCGCGCGCGCTGTCTACAGGCGTCAGTCGCCCAGAAGTGGTTATGAGGAACAACTCGTTTACAATCGCATGGACATAGACCTAAATGACTATCCGCAATCATATTGTTCCTCCATCATCAGGAACCGGACGTTCGGGATACCAGACTTCGCTTCCCAGTCCCGCGCGTAGGTTTTCGCATCGCTGAATTTGAGGAACCTTGCGTCACACTTGGCGGGTTGGGGGTCTGCATCTTCCAGGGATCCAAGCCACACGCGCCATCGTTCCTTTATCTTCTTTATAAAAATTGCGTCCATTATCTAATTCTCCTCGCCTGTCTTTCTATTCCACGCATCCAACCCCCGTCGTACTTGTGTTCCACGATCAGGTCGTCAATCTTGCCGGGAAGTTCCAGCAGCCTCCCGTTCACTTTCTTGCAGAAGTCCCCTGCTTCCTTCTCTGCGTTCGGGTCGGCAACGACAATCACGTTCTTTCCAAATAATTTCTCGACCAGTCCGCCGTACTGCGACATGCCGGGGACTCCGATGTATTGCCATTTTTCCTCAGGGTTGATTGAAGCAGAGACCATACTTTTAATTTCACCCTCTAAAACCCACACCACATCCCCGCTGTATCCGAGTTCAGGGAACGAGAGGAAGTAAGGAAACTTACCAAGCCCAGGTTTTTCCGGGCGGTACTTGTCGGCGGGTTTCAGGGGGTTCAGGAGTCTGTGCTTGATATTCAGCACCTCAAAGTTCTCGTCTCGGATGGGGATTGTCAGGGTGGGAGTGTGCCACGTCTCGTTGACCACAAAATCCTCGCATCCCCCCAGGTAGAAGAAACCCTGCCAACACTCATCCAGTCCCCGTTTTATCCACTCGTCCACGAAATACTGATTCATGTGACTGTGATAGTACAGGTGTTTTTCCTCTGCCTGCAATTCCTTCCGGCGCGCTTCCTCTATCTTCAATGCCGCCTCTCGCGCTCGGACAGCCTTCTCATGTCTCTCGCGCGCCAGCCTCTCCATCTCGAAGGGGTCTAGGGCTACTTCACCACCCAGAAATACAACTGCATCTTTAAATGACTTGTGTTGCCAAGCAGATATGAAGTCAATTAAATCTCCCCCACCACATGTATCCGTAAAGCATCTCCACCTCTGTTTTCCCCCATCGTCCCAAACCGAAAACCCTGTCGGGTTCTTGCCGCCATGAAGCGGACAGCAACTTCTCATTTCTTTTCCTATCCGATTGAACCTCGCCCCCGCGCGCTCTGCAAACGCGATTAGATCATTTTTCATAAGTAATTCTTCAACGTTGTACGGCATGGCTTCGCCTTTCAATTGTTGGGATAACCTTATGTTAGTATGCGGAGTAGTCATCGTCAAACATCATCTCCGTTGAACTTATAGTGCTTCAATTCTTGTTCATCGAGACGGTTATATTCCGGGGCGAACTTGACCCACGCGTTGAAATTCGCCTGACCTAATTTTCGTTTCAAGACTGTGATAACCATCTGCTCATGACCCTTGACCACTACTCCATCGAAATCTTCCGCGTCCGCTTTGTAATGACTGGGGCGAACAACGCTCATCATCCCATCAGACTGTTGTTCGATGCCAGAAGTCCACTGACCGTCATCCATCTGCGGGATAGGGACTTCGTACTTATCCACCTCGCGCTTGGCTTGGACACCAACTATCATGCGCGTGGCGTAATCTCCTGCCATTTCCTTGAGACCATTGACTGTATCCCCGTAGAACTGCGTCCAGTCGCGACCATCTGACCGGAACCGTTGGAGATAGTCCACAAACACAGAGTCAATCTGGGTCTCAAGTTCATCGCCGCGCCATTTCTCGATGCTTGCCAGAGTTCCGCGCAGGGCTTCCTCTGTGAGTTTTACTTTGTCCTTGCGCCTTTCCATCGACTTGCCAGCCAGCCACAGAGGGGTCGTGTGCATCCCTCGCAGTGAGTTCGTAACCTGCTTCCATGTCTCATCAGGAAGTTTCCCGTTGGCGATGTCTGTGGAACTAATCCCCTCCTCTGCCGCGACATGGAACAGTCTCAATTCCTCGACCATCTGCTCAAGAGTGAAGTACAACACGACAGAATTGGCGGCAACCTTATTGCCTTCCTTCGCCTGTCTTTGCAGGTCATTGGCTCTCATTCGCGCCCACCGGAACATGAAGCCTGTCTTCCCGTTCCCAGGTCTGCCGAGGATGGTAATCAGTTCCCCGCGCTTGACGGGCAGGAAACCCCTTTTCTTCTCAGGGTTGTATTCCATCTTGGGGACGTAGAGAGGCATCCCTTCCTCGTCGCCTTCCTGTATCTGCCTGACGTACTTCTCGGTAGCATTGGAGGCTTCAAGGGGCGTGAAGACGAGGCGGGAGTAATCGGGGGTTACTTCTTCGGGCTTAGTCATCTAATGTCTCAAATTTTCTCTGTCCCGCCACAGAAGTCCTCGCGAAGGCTTGTACCCAGTCGCGCTTAATGAGGTTCGGGTCTTTGTGGTAGATAAAGGAAAACTCCGCCCGTTTGCCATCCATAGCCCACTTGATCCATGTGTTCAGGCTTTGACCTTTTTCCTCCTGCTCCGCAATCCATCGGTAAACCTTTTGCGCTTCCGCCGATTGAGGAAACTCGTTTCTTAGGAGTCCTGTCTCTAGCCGTACCGCGATGGACGTATAGACCTTAGCCCAATCCACAGCATCTTCCGATGGTTTCTTCCCATGAAGCAAGTCCCAGTTGGGGTCGCTGTATTTCCTGGCAACAGGCGAATTGGCAACACCGGAGACCTTCAAAACGTCGTCGGCAAGTTTCTCGACAACCACATCGGGGACAGTTTCTCCGAGGTAATTCACGCCTGTCGCGATGTATTCGTTCAGGTCGTTCCTGATAATCTGGATAATTTCTCTACGTAAAGTTTGAGTCATTTTGTTTTCCTGTTTCCTGCGTTAGAGGCTAGTTAACTTATTTTTTAATAAAGTTATCCTACGGCGCGCCGTAGCGACACATTCTCTTGAAAGGAAAAAGCCTTTCAGTGAAGAATCTACCCGGTTAGGGTCAAGCCAACCCCTTTCGGGGTGGGTGTCGGCAGTTTGCAGGTTGCTAACCACTCACCTTTCCTTGCTCTGTTAGAGCCATCAGCCCCGCCTGTCTCTCTGCTTTGACGCGGGGAGGCTTTCGCCTGTTGGGAGTCTGCCAGTCGTTATCTCAGTAGACAGATTGAGCCTCTTTCGCCTTAATTTCATCCTTAGTGCTATGTAGGTTTTGTCCCTCGGCTCCCTGGGACTACTTCCATTGTCAAACTCTCCCCTATTCCTCGTCGTTTTCTTCGTCGTAGTCAGTCAGGTCTTGTCCTTCCTTGAAGATTGCTTGATAGGCAACGTCGTAGACTTCCCAATCTTGCATTGGGTCTGCGTATCTCGAAACTTCGGGGTCTGCCAAGCACATCTTCACCCTTCGTTTCAGGACTTCGTAGTGATGCCACCGATCAGGATGTTGGAACCAGTCTTGCGCGTCACTCTTGATTTGAATAAGTTCCGGTTTTAGTTTGGAAAGTTCTTCAAAGGTTACGAATCTTTTTGCTTCTTTCATTCTTTTATTTCCCCGAAGCCTTAAAACAAAAACACGCTTCTCTATCTCCGAAACTTCCGGGTAGAGATGCGCGTATAGGGTAGGTTAAGAACACGGCACAAACCACCGTGTTTTCTAACATCGTTCTATTCATTTTGTTTTTGGCTTCGCTATAAATCCGGTTTCCCGGTGGATACGATTAGGGAAAGAAAAATCCCTTGCAAACTTTAGTATGTGGCTGAGGCTGAGAGGTCTTTTCACCTGCGACGTACAGATGTGTCAGCCACATACTAAAATCCAAAAGGGATTTAGTGCCTCTGTGCCACTTACTATTTCTTTCTTGCGCTTATGTGGTCGTCACTCCACGCGCCTTAGATGTGTTCATTATACTCAAGACGTTGATTTCGTCAAGAGGTTACAGATACTCCTCGTCGTCATCGTCCACGTAGTCTCCTGTCTGAGAAAGAGACTCGTAAACATTTTGCCAGTACATCTTATCGTCCTCCGTCACGACGTACCCCTCAGTGTCGTCTATCATCCTCTTGCTTTTTTCGTTCAAGATATGAGACACGCATGTCCACGCCTTGATTTCATCCACTTGTTCGCGAGACACATTTGTACCTTCGAGAGCAAGAAGGAAGGGACATTCTTTGCATTTCACACCCAAGCAACAGGATAGGTGATTGTCTATCACTGGCTTAGGTTCAGAATGGGAGCATTGCTGATGGATTTTTGGTAATTCTCTCAATCGTTCCGCTTTAAAAAGCATGGTTAGGCGTGGGACTTCATCGGCTATATTCTTGGCATCGTACATCCAATTTTGGTGTTCGTTGATTTTCTTGAAGTTTTCGCCGTAGTGAAACTGGTTGATTGAAACGTGCCATTCTTGGATTATCTTACTATCCGGTCTATTCATCGCAACCGCTCCACGTAGTCTTGCAGTTCCTTCTTTGCCTTCTCTGCCTCGTCGCTGTGTTTTTGTGCTTCGTCGCGGTGGAAGATGAACTTGTTGAACAACTTCTCCCATGCCTGTTCCTCTTTGGCGTTCGTTTCGACGCTTACTCTCGGACGGGTGGCTTTAACCTTGCGCTTCGCCTTGCCGTTGAACTTGGACTTCCAGTTTACGAAGGTGGACAGACCGAAACCGTACTTGTCCGCCATCTGTTGCCCCGTAAGCCCGGACTCCTTCTGCTCTTGCAGGAAACCTTTAATCTGGTCGGAACTAAACTTCTTTATTTTTCTCATGATTTTTCTCCTATGGTTTTGATTACGCCCAGTCTCTCCAACTCGAAGAAACATGTGGCAGTATGCGTAATGTCATCTAGCGCGGTGTGGGTCTGGGGATAGGGCGTGTCTGGAAATAGTTTCGCCCACAACTCCCGTAACTTGGGGAACTTATAGCCTCCGTACTTGGGGTTGCCAGGAATCCCCACGAACTCCATTGTAGACCGCATCGTGCAGATTGAGGGCTTGCTTTCCAGCGGGTTCTCTCCAAACACACGGTAGAACTCCGCCCCCGCCACGCCCAAGTCGAAGTTGGCGTTGTGGCAGATGATTTCATCGCAGGAGTCTATCCAAACTTTAAACGCTCTCATGACCAACGCAAGAATCATTCCTTCGTTAAGTGCGCGCTCGGTTGTGATGCCATGCAGGGCGGAGACAGACAGGGGAATCTCGAAACCTTCGGGGCGAATGATGAACTCGCGGCTGGCTACCAGTTCAGTATCCCGGTAGACAAGCCAACCAAGTTGCACCATTCTACACCAGTTATCGGTGTTGGATGGCGGGGCGTTGTAGTCGCGCGGGAGACCGTTAGTTTCGCAATCAAAGAATAAACGATACATCTGTTCTCTTTTCATGGAGACCCCGCCGCCTTTACGGTTCCTATGCCTAAGTCCGCTCGCGGCGGGGTCTGGTATCTGAAACGGGTCAAAGCCGCCTAGCCAAAACCCGTGACATTCGTTAGAAAATGGGCTTGAGAAGTTTCAGGTTCTTGTAGCGCGACTTCTCGCCCTTGTGCTGACCCTGCTGAATCACGTACTCATTACCGAGGACAAAGTATTGTGTCCCGCCGATGCGGTACTTCTCAGCCTCTTTCGGGTTGATTTCCTTGTCCGTCAACTGAGCGAGTGCTTCCTTGATGGTGTCGTGTTTCCACTGGTTCATCGTTGCGCCGACAGGGAATTCCAGCCCGTCCTTGAAGAACTTGACGACGGATTTTCCGTCCGGTTTCGGCTCGACCACGAACTCATCGAAGTCTGCGGCGAACACGTCCACGTTCAGGTCTGCAAGTTCACTGGGGACTTGGGACGCGGGGAGAGGGTCTTTGGAGTTGTGCTTCGTTCCGCTGCCGCCCTTGTCTGTGGTTGGTGTGCTTTGGGGAGGAGTCTTACTCTCGCCGTTATTCTTGCTTCCGTTCCAGAACTTGATACCCATATCCCGCGCGGCGAGGTCTAAGAGGGAGATGTGGTTTTTTAGGTCTTCGTATGCCCGGTCGAAAGGGATACCGTGACGGGTCGTGATCTGGATGTTGACTTCATCGCCGTTACTCAGGGTAGCAACCCCGAATGAATTGAAACTGGCGAGGTCGGTCTGGTTCTGGATTTGTTGCTTGCTGATGGGTGTTTCTTGTTTGGCTTCGTTAGGTAGTGCTGACATTCTTACTCCTTGTTTAGATTTGTATTGAATACATAACTATTATATGACGTTTATTTAACTTTGGCATTAAATCTTCATTAGAAAACTCGGTGTTTATGCAAGGCAGTGGTTTCGTTTCTTAAGTCTGCTTTTGGCTTCCCAAGACATCAGTTTCCACGCCTTGTCGCGCGCTCCGGCGGGCAGGTATTTCTTCCAAATCTTGATTTGTGCCTCGTACTCCAAAGACTTCAAGAACTGCAAGATGATTTCAGTCGGCGCGCCCCGGAACGTGTCCGCCTGCTCGTCCACTGTAAGCGTGGGAATCAGGGCTTTAACCTCAGCAAGCAGGTTTTCTTGGACGGCAGGAGGGTGTTGCTGAAAATTCTGCCAGAAGAAGGAGTCTGTCATTCGTTCACTTCTTTCTTCTCAGCTTCATCTGGCACATCTTCCGGCTCCATCCATTCGCCGCAATCTTCACACTGCGCCTTGCCAATGTACTCGGCGGGTTCATAGCGCGTCTCTCTGGCATACAGTCGCCAGTAAACCGTGACGTTGAGGTGGGGACACATATTGTTCACTACCTCACATCTGCCCTTCTGGGTGATGTGAAGATAACCATCTGTGTCCTGTGTAATCAAGCCTTCGTCTAGCATCTGGAAGGCGGCTTGAATGGCAGAGACCGGGGATTTTCCCATGTCAAGAAACTTGGGTTTTTCTAGGATGGATTTCAGGAGAGTTAGTTTATACTGATTCATTCTGTTCTCCTTCGGCTTTAACCGCGTGTCTGTTCAACTCATACAGCCCGCACTCAGTACACTGCATCCAGTGGCGGATGTAAACAACGTAACCCCCACCCATCACGGCTTCCCACTCCCCCATCGGCGCGTCGTTGACTGCCTTTGCCCAGTCACGGATGATTCGCGCACCTTCCTCGCAACGCTTGGGAGGCTCGGAAACTTCGGGGGCGACGGTAAGAGGAAACACGGTGTTTTGTTGGGTGTCGGCGCTCATGATTTCCCCTTGAAGTTTCGGGCGTAGAAATTCCACAAATTATTGGAACTGTAATAGAAAAAGTCCCGCGCGTAAATGTGGTATCTGCGCTCGATGTCTTCAATCGCCCTAGCCACCGTTGCAATCTCATCGTACTCGACGGGGTGGTTTTCAAGCATGTGGTCATGGAGTTTAGAAGGTTCTTCGCTTCCATGATACTTGCCGATTATTTGTCTGCAAACTGGACAAACAACTTCTGATTTCATTCCCCACCTCCCAACCACATCTCGACTTCCTCTGTCTCCTGAACGATCTGTTCGGCAAGGTCGCCGGGTTCTTCGGGGAGCCAAGACACCTCAGGAGGGGGCATTAATGCGTACCCGTCCTCAAAGCAACAGTAGTCAATCTCCCCGCTGGCGGTAATGGTGTGACCCATCCTGCAATCTGTCCCGTACTCAACCTTTTCCATCCTGCCGCACTTGATACAGTACAGCATGGCGAACGGTCGGGCGGGAGTCTCGGTTTCAGTTTTCGTTTGGCTTCGCAACTGAGTGTCCATTTGGACTCCTTTCTTTATTCGGTTATATATAGTCTACTACTTTAGTTTAACTTTTTCCTGATAGACAAATTAGAGAAACTTAATCCTACTTTCTATCTGTTATCGGACTTAACTCTCCTACAGATCGCAAGGAAAACTCAAGTTGCCAGCCAGCAAACGGAGGGGTTGTGTATTCCCAATTCTTATACTCTTTATCCCAGCGGGTATTGGCGATGCGGGCGTGATACTTCGGATTATCAACTTCCACATTGCTAATACTTACCTTCTGACCGCGCTTGAATTTTGGTTCAGGTCGTTTCATGGCTTTAATCTCCTAATCGAAATTCTTTTGAGTAGAATAATCGTAGTCGTCGCCTTCCTCCTCAATGTCTACGGGCGGGAACTCGCGCGCGTCCAGGCATTTGAACTCGGTGGTAGACTTATCGGCTTTAACTGTGAGAATCTGGGTGGAGGGATCGAAGTACAGGTCAAGCACGTCCTCGCACTCCTGCATGACTTTCAGCCAGTCGAGGAAGGGGTAAAACTTGGCTTTATGCTCCACGCTTGTAAAATACCCGTCCTTGTTGTGGTTTACTTTGGTTTCCAGCACCATCGGCACGCACGTAGAAAAGTCCACGTTGACGCGCGCGGCGCAGGTCTCGGTGAGGGGGGAAGTTATAAAATCAACAGTAGAGACTACAAGCCTCCCCTCCTCTGTCCTCAGCCACGCGTAGTTCAGGACTGGTAACGTGCTTATTTTGGTGCGCTTGACGGCTTTAACAGCCTTGTAAAGGTTCTCAGCAAGGACTCTGCAATTGGGTTCTGTCATTTTGGCTCCACTTGATAATTAGAAAACACGGTGGTTTGTTTACTAGGCTTTAACTGCTTGCCTTCTTGAGGATAGCGCGCGCTCGGTGGTATCTCTCATGCCCAATCAGGTTATACAGGACGGGAGAAAAAGAGATAGCGTCACAGATTTCCTCTAGCATGTCCGCCAATTCAGGAGCGGCGGAGTATACAGGTTTAGTTAGTTCCGGCTCCCCGTCCAGCCTGACGATAGCCGTCCGTATGTCACCCTCGTCTGTGCCTTCGATAGCTTGAGTACAAAGGTACTCCGCTCCCCCGTCGGTTTGGTGGTGGTATAGTTTCATGGTTAAACTCTCCTGAAAAAAACCAACTGGTCAAGGTTGATATAAGCGCGCCGCGCCTTTTCTCTAACGTCTTCCAATTGAGTGAATAACTCCTTGAGTTCTTGCGCCGTCTCAGGGTGTACGCTTTTAATATGCTTTACCCTGATTTCAAGGTGATTCTTTTCATAATCATTCCCGATCACCTGATTACACAATGGACATACAATATCTTTTCTCATGGTTTTAACCTCTCCTCGTCTGTTCTTTGCGGCTCAAAAAGTCCGCATAGCTGGATTTCTGGTAAATCTGCAAGTCATCGTAACCAAAGGATACCAGCTCGCTGAGAATGTCTTTGTACTCGTCAGGTGTGGCAGGTCGCGTCCATTCTGTGTAATCTGCGCTAATGGCTACATGTTGCCCCGTGTGAATGTAGGCGGCGCAAGTGCGTTCGGGGTTCATGTCGCCCGCCTGGTCGGGTAATACGGCAATGACCTCTTTTTGGTGGTCGCGTTCGTCTACTCTAAAGATAACTTTTGTCATGGTTAACGCTCCTCTTGATAGCTTTTCTCAATGTTGTAAGCAATTGAATCGGTTAAGTACAGTACTGCCATGTAATCATTAATTTCGATAACCTCCTCTAATTCTTGCCCGTCGTAAAAATCAACTTTCAATTCTCGGATTTTTAACCCGAAGTCTTCAATAGTCTGCCTAAATGCCTGTGATTGTTGACCTGTTAACCCGTTGGTTCTGATCCACAAATAACCGCATGAGGAGTCGTAATGCAGGGAGCAGGCTCCATCTTCGATGAATTCAAGCCAAGAATCCCGGCAAAACTCGCCAATAATCCTGTGATCTTCCCAGTCGGGGACTCCCAAGAATTGACCGTCAGGCAGTAACCATCTGGAAAATTCAGACGTTCCGTACTGCTTTAATGCGTTTCTGAATTTAGATTCCATCATTTTCAGCCTCTTTAACTATCCGTTCAATGTTGTACCGGATGTTTGACTCGTAATCCGTGAACACAATCCCTCCCCCGTATGCTTTCGTGTGGTACTTGCGCCCGCCGATCTTGTGAGCGCGTTGGATGGCGATTTCGTAACCTCGTGATGTTGTGGCGGTTCCATACATCGCGCTGTAACATCTGTTTTCCTTGTCCGTGAGGAGGTTTACGTAATGGCACACATAACGGGGGTTGCCGTTGACATCGTAACCGGGGAGGCGGGTTAATTGAATCATGTTAATAATCCTGGAATACTTCGCGAAGTTCTGCAATAGCCGATTCTCCAATGGTACGAAATTGGAGGGCGATCTTCATACAATCGTTATAAATGCGCTCCCCCGCGCGTGAGTCTGGGTCATAGCCGAAATTGCCCGCCCAATCCTCGAAAGAGGAGTAATCAATAACCTCCGAGTCAGTGAGCATGGAGTAAACAACGTCGGCGGGATCGGGGAGAATGGGCGATTTTCTGCCCTGTAAAGCCAATCCCATCGGCGCACCCATTGCCGCGCGTGTGACGGGGTATCCGGTTTCACATTCGCGCATTAATTCGGCATGTTCCCATTGTGTCATTCTCATTGTGTTCTTGATTTTCTTGTAAAAGGGGGCATGTCCGCACCCTGCGCTGTAGTCAGTGGTCAGGACGGCGCGCCCGTTGCGCTTTAGTGTCACGCGCCAATTAAGGGAGGGGGTGTCATTGCCCGCGTTGCGTGACTTACTGAATGGGACAAATACAGATTCTACCGTCAAGCCGTGTTTTTCTAGGGCGGATTTAATTTGTTCGTTCATTTTCTTTAATCTCCTGTTTCTATGATTATGTACTCCGCAAATTAAGCGGATATGAAAGAAGGTTAATCGTTTGCTTAGTGTTCTAAGGCTTTAACTGTCAGCGGTACGTACTTGCCCTTAAAGCCTGCTTCTTTTATTGCCTGGCAATTCTGCTCCCCGTAAGCAATCAGACAGGAGGGCGCGCCAGCGTATTCTATTTTCCCGGTTTTCTTGTTTGTGCAGGGAGTACCATCCGAGTTATAGAATAGCAATCTACCTTTGAAAAAGAATATCGAATCAGCGCAATCCCAGACATACGGGAAAAAGATTTTTGTTTCTGTTCGTGCATAGATTAAAGCAATCCCGTTGCCGTGTTCAGATAATAACTTAATCCAGGTACGGGTTTTTAGTCCATAGGGAGGATTTAACCAGACTCTCCCCTCCCAGGGTTGGATTAACCCGTCATCTGCAATCGTGTAATGCCTGTTTGCCATGTCCCAGGGACGGGAAACGGGGGCGCAGGGGTCGAGGTCAAAGACTTCAAGTGCTTTAATGATGGCGGGGTCGGTTAACCATTCCTCTTTGCCGTCTGTAGTGCGTTCGTGTTGGGATAGGTTAGACATATTATTCAAGCATATCTGCAATGTATTGGATTGCATCCGGATTATCTTTATTCGCGCGCAGTAGTGCAACAATCCCGGTGCGGTTGACATAAAACCCCTCGTTAACTCCGTCTGGGACAGGAATATAGATACAATCATCATATGGGGGAAAGTCAAGCATACCGCGCGACTGGTCTATGCTATCGGGGATAATGAGTGTCGTCATGGTTTATAACTCCTCGTCTGTTTCTTCATCCGGGTAACCGTTGAACGCGTTACGGCATGAAGTATCACAAAATAACTGGTAACGCTCATCCGGGGAGAATTTACTACCGCACCACTTACAAGTAACGGTGTAATCTTTCCAGGCATCGGGGCATCCGCGCTCATGGCATACCATCCCGTTAATTGTCACTGCATCGCAAGATTTACACATGGCTTAACTCCTTTTTTTTCTTCAAACAAAACACGGTGTTATCTTTTGTGATTTTTGCGCCCCGCCGGTTTCCGGTAGGCTTTAACCAGCGTGACGACGTTCGTAATGGGGTTAATGGCAATAGGTTTCCATCCAAGAGCCTGCAAGCGTTCGGCGCGCTTGATACCTTGAATTGTGGACGTGTCTACCTGTTTGGTGTGCATGGCTATTCTGTTTCCATCGTTTTTAGAATATCGTTCCCGCGTTGCAGTTCTTCTGGGGACAAAATATCCTCCCAGTCTCGCTGTTTACCGCAGTCCCCGCAAATAGGGAAACAAGTTAACACGTAGTCATCACAATTCGTTCCGTTACAGTTCTTGCATTTCCAATATATTTCCATTGTATTTTCTCCTATTGGCTAGAATAAACAGGCTTGCATGGCATAGTAAACACAATCGTCTATCTGTTCACTATTGAACTGGGGGTACGTAGCGCGCATGTAATCGGCTAGGGTTGTGTAGACTGAGGGGGCGGGGTGTTCGGTCAAGTGTTCCCGCTCGATGTACTTGATTATTCCTAGTGTGGCGGCTTTCATGGTTACAATCGTTTCGGGGTCGTACTTTTCTTTTATGGGCTTGTTCATTTCACACCCGCCCATTTATTCAGAATAGCAATGCAGTATAGGTCAATTGCCTTGTCTACATCTGTGCAAACTGTGAGCGGGGCGGATTCTGGGTACACCCAGACGGTAGTACTGCGAATCAGGTCGTAAGTAACCAGCGGGGCGTACTGCTCACAGAACGCGGCGAGGGCGTCTAGCCAATCTTGGGGGAGGGCGTAGTCAAACTCATGAGTCTTGTCACTCCGCAATTCTGCGAATAACTCACCTTTACTCACCCGCATTTCGTTCAGTTCTTGCCATGTGTACTTTTTGAGTTCCATTTTGCACATCCTTTTTTGTGTATTCGTATAAGAATATTTCAACTGTTTGACATTTTAGCCGCCCAGACTTGTAACCGGGTCTGTAGCATTACACGCCCCCTAGCGTGTACTCTGCTTAGCTCTTGTTACCTCCCCTCCCGTGACCGTGTTCACCGTTCCTGCCCCCGGTTCCCTGGTTCCCGTGTTCCCCGTTCCCATCGGTGGAATCTTTCGGCATCGTGCCTTTACTGTTAGGGTTCTCCCCCGCGTTGCCCTTGCACTTCTTGTTACCGGGATTCCCGTGTTCGCAAGTTGACTTAGGAGCGGGCTTGTCTACCGTTGGGGGGAATAATCCGCCTTTGTCTATGGTTTCCCCGCCCCCGTCTACAGTGGGCTTGTTTGACACTGGGCGGGCTTGTGGCGCGTTTTGGGCGACGGGCTGACTGTTACAGTATCCGGGGTTTACTTTGCCGTTACGGTGTTCCGTTCCCGTGTTCGCGTAGTACCCGCACTCCCCCGTTCCCTGAAAATATCCCCAGTACTCGTATAGCGGGCTGTAGGGGTCGGCGGGCTGTGTCCATAAGTCAGAGTGTTCTACACGGCTAAATGCCGCCCCGCTTGCCACTGCCGTTCGCGTTGGTTGTGTACTGTCTACCACTGCAAGGATAACAAGAAGGGCGGCTAGTACACATAAGACGGTTACTACTGTTCGTTCGATTCTGTTTGCGTTCATGGTTTTATCTCCTATCGTCTGATTATTTGGCAAAGTCATTGATTGACTTGGATACACGTTTGAGGAATCCAGTGCGGGGATACGTTGTAACGTTGGTATGCAAGCCTATCCACCGCTTTACTTCCTCAAGAGTGAAGTAAACACGAACCTTGTCGCCGTTGTCCTCTACTCCTACGCGGTACGAACCGTCAAGCAGTTCGATAGTATGCAATCGTGCGTAGAATTCCTTGTAATTCTTTTCTGTAATCTCGCCCATGTTTACCGCCATAGTCGCCCAAATCAGGCAATCTACGGCAGTTCGTTCGTTGTCGTCTTGTGGCGGGGTGCATTTGGTGTAGTAGTAATTTAGTGACATTTTGTTATTCTCCTATTCTTAGTTTGTTTGTGTACCCCGCCCCCAGTGTGAGCGGGGTTATCTGTTTACTTAGCCCGCTGGTTACCGAAGTAGGCGGCTACTGTTACGACGAACCCTACAAAGCAGGGTATTATCACGGCACAGAGTACAATCATGGGGATAGTGTTCATCTTACTTGCTCCCTGACACAAAGAGAGTAATTGCAAAGGTTACTGCTAAGGTTACCAGTGTACTAATGATGTAGAAGTTCTGGGCGGCGATCTGGGCGGCTTGATGTGCGTTCATTTGTTTTATCTCCTATTGGTTAGTAGTTAGTGATTAGCTAACTTGTTTGATTAGCATTAGTATACACCTATATGGTATACATACATGAGAATAAGATTAGAGATAGATTAGAAGATTTAGACATGGCTAGCCGCCCACAGTCCACCCCGCCCTCTAGCTCACTGGACGCGCAGAGCGGGGTGCGCCAGGATTCGGCGGGCGAGGGGAGGGCGTGTAGTATACGCATAGACGACAGAAAAAATTGATTGCTCGTTTTGGATTTGAGAAACTGTATATCGTATATCCCCCGTTCCCCATTCGTTCACAAAGTACCCTCCTCAAGTTCCCCCGTCCACCTACGGGTTCACCCCAGACGTTCTCTCACCCAGTCTCCCCACTGTTTCGCCTTCGCTTCCGCCACTCCCCTGTAGGTAACGCTTCGATCCCTCTGTCGTGTTTCCGAGGGCGGCATGTAGTGTACGCGCTCCCGTTCGTTCCGGGGAAGTCTCATCATTTCGTCATAGACATTGCGGGTTTCCTTGAGAGGCGGCAGGTTTCTCAACCACAGGCAGGTTGCCTTCTGCTCCATGTGACCGAACGTCCAGGGCTGGATTGTCTGGGCAGGCTGTTCCCCGATGATGTCTATCGCGTACCCAAGCATGACGGGGTTCTCTGCGCCGACGAAGGGGATGTCCGCGTTCAGGAGTTTCTTGAAGAACTCAGCCCCTTTCCGCATACTCTCCCACCGTTCCTCGTTCCGCCCGTTCTCCTTGCGTCCGCCTATATACAGGTGCTTGGCTCCGCTGTTGGCGAGGAACGTGCAGGGAGGGTAGGCAATCATCAAATCCCACCTCATAACCTTTATTGCTTCAAGGGCGTCCATCTGTAAATGATTGCCGGGTACTCGACTGGGAACAAGGTCACAACTCCAGGCGTTGAAGCCAAGTTTGCAGAACTCATCCCTGACAACCCCCGATTCCTCGCAGTTTACAAGGACGTTGATTTCCCTCATACTGTCTGCTCCACCAATTTCTCCCAAGACTGCAAACATCTGTCTATCTTCTCGAATGTTATTTCTTTGCCGATATTCAACCCGTGAGTAAACCACGCCACCGGAAACTGCGCCCCGGATGTCATCTTAGGAGTCTGCTTTCCGTTCTTAGAAACGTACACTACCTCCCCGTTATCATCCCGAACAGGAGTTGGTTTCAATGTTTCCTCCCAGGTTCTATGACTGGGCATTTTGAAGTTTATCCGTTTATCTAGGTATATGATTTCGACGCCGTGTTTCTCGAAGCATCTCTGCGCGCGGGCGGCTCCAATTGTCTCTGCGGGAATAAGAAGGGCGAAGGGATCGCCAAGTTCGTAGCACCTTTCGATCCATGAGTACTTGATACTGTACGGCGGGTTGGTGATTAGACAGTCTGAATGAACGTGGGATTTGTAGAAATCTGTCCCCGTCAGCAGATCGGTAGCAGAAACCTGAAAACCATAGTGTTCTAGAGTCCGGGCAATGTTCCCTTCCCCGCAAGCAGGTTCCCAAATCCCGATTCCGTTTGGAGCGTATTTCAGTAACGGAGGCAGAGCGTAGGACGGGGTTTGGCAACGGTCGTAAACATTTGACTTGCCTTCTTCGCCTTCTCGGTTAATTTTTGGTTTCATCATTTCGCCTCCGGCGCGCTCACATCCAGGCTCCCCGCCATCAGGTATTCATGCAGTACCCTGTGGAACTCGCGCTCCTGGTTTTCGGGGCAGATGTCGCGGACAGAGAAGTAGGTTTCCCAACCACTAAGGATGACTTCGGAATTATGGTGCATCGGGTTCGACGCCGACAACAGGTTCAGGATGTGCTTTTGCAGTTCTTTGTTCATGTTCTTCTCTTTGAATTCTTTGGAGGGTTTGGATTTCTTCTTCGAGTTTGCTGATTCGCTGTAGGGTTTTGCTGAGGTCTGCCGTTTGTCTCCGCGCAATACTGCCCAGAAACGAGAGTTCCCTCTTTTTGATTTCAACCTTGTTTGTCATGGAGTTTGTCCCACTCGGATTTGCGGACGTAAAGGAACTGGTGGAAGATGTCCCGCCTGTAGTACCATCCCTCCGAATACTGCTTGGCGACGATGTTCTTTGCCGAGTTCTGCGATCTGACGAGTAATCCCTTCGTCCCCTGCGGGATGTGACTGCTACGGTAGACAACATGAAATTGTTTCATAGGATTCCCTTTGGCTTCGAGTAGGGTGAGAAAACACGGTGTTTTGTTTAAGTTACCAGTCTCACAGTGTCCCGTCAGGGTCGGCGTTCCCGCTTGCCATCTACCGTCCGTTGCAACTCGCGAATAGATGAGTGTAATTTTCCATTAGGCTACACTAGCTATTTTTCAAGCACTCGACACATGGACTGGCTTGTCCCTGTCAAAGGGGACTGGGAGGCGTCAGTTAATCAGGCTGACACCGGAGGAAAGGCGGGAGATAAATGCGCCCAACCTCTTTTTCCCTGTCCCCTACGCGTCTATGTTATCATGAATATATGTTTCTTACATTATAAGTTTATTAGTGTTTTCTGATAATTCCAACAAAATGCCGGATTTTCTCCGGTATTTTTTCTTATTTCGCCTAATATTTCAAAAATATGGTGAGTAATGTTTTTTCTCATATTTTGGTTTCCCGGTTGGAATTTCCAATTCAACTTCATAACCACAAACAGGGCAAGTGCATGAAAGTTCCCATATTGGCGTGTATTCTAGCATCGTGTCCCATGTGATAAAACCCGTTTTCACGTCCCTTGATCCAGTTTGTTTGTCATATTGCTTTATTTTATACTCACCTTGATTAGCAAGGAATTTTGCTCCGCAGTTATCGCAAGAGAACTGAAACTCCCCTTTGATTGTTGATTCTTTTGTTATTTTCATTTTGCCTCGCATCTCAATTTATTCGGATTATTGTCGGTACACCCCTGAAACACCCACCCCTCAGGTTCCTTGATACTGCACCAGTCCTCTTTGCACTCGATCAACTCCACCACGTCGCCTGCTTCCAGCGATCCGATGACGTTCCCGCAGTTGTTCCCGTCCTTGTCGCAGGGACTTGTGCGGATGTTCACAACCGCCCTCACGATGACTGCCTGATTGGTGGCGACGGTTTGCGGAGTCTCGGTGGGAACAGGCGTCCGGGTGGGGGAGAGGGCGGCAGGAACGAGGGATGGCGATACTGTTGTCAGGGTCGGAGAGGGTGTTGTCGTGACGTACTGACCACACGCGAGGCTTGCCAGTATCAAAGCCAGTATCGTTGCCAGTATCGGAAATTTCATGCCACACCTCGTTTTACGCAATCTGTCTCGTATGCCTCAAGGATTTCCATAATCAACTCTAGGCTCGCAGTATCGGGCTGGAACCATTCACCACGAACATGCTGTTTAGCTTTTGTCAGTATCGTGTGGATTAATTCCTCGAATGACGATACTGCTCTGTACGTTTTTACTAATTTGAGTTCATACGGGTTTCCGGTTTGCAAGGCTATCATGCGCCTTCTTATGTCATCCGTTATGCCGATTTTATAAAACTCATTGCATTTCACTATGTAAATGATTTGAGATTTAGCCATTATCTCACCGCCTCGATACCGTCAAGCAAGAAATTCCCTTTTCCAGTATCGAATCCGAATGTATGTTCGGGATGTTCAATCGCTATGTAAATCTTTCCGTCTTTTTGCAGTATCGCTACCTTGCACCCGTAAGATTTCAGGTCGAAACAATCCGTCTGCAAGAGTGATACTGTCTCGCTCAGACTTTGCGGCTTTGTTCCGTTCATTTCGCTCTTGGTACTGGCTGGCTCGATACTGGCGGCTTTGGGGAGTTGTTTCGATTGTTCCTCCGTATGGTCGCTTTCGCTTTCCAGTATCGGGGTCTTTGTAGTCCCATTGCCAGTAGTGGTGTCCTGTTTTTCGATAGGTTCCATCTTTACCTTTGCGCTTTCCTTCAAAGAACG